GCGCGAGGCGCTGGCGCGCCTGATCCTGGGCTACGACCCGCGCGAACTGAGTAACGCGACGCCGCACGACTGGCAGTTGTGGGGTCGGTTCTTGGAGCGCGCTGACGCCATCATCGCTTCGGACGTGTGGCGCAACCGCCGACAGGGGCCGATCACCGACGCCCAGCCGTGGCGTCCCGAAGACGGCGACACCCGATGCCAGGCGTGCGGAAGACGAAACCCCGTGTGGTGGGCCAACAACGACGACTGGAACGCGCTCATGCCGGACGACGGCATCTTGTGCCCGTCCTGCTACCACTCCCGGTGGCTTGAGGCTGCTGAGCGTGCCCGTTCCGCCGTTCCGTCTCCTACCGAACAGGAGCACGATCCGCGGTGCATCTCGCTCACCGACAGTGAGTTCAACGGCTCATGCGACTGTCGCACCCTGCGGATGATCGACGAGCACGACGCTCACAGATCGACCGAACAGGAGAGCGAGCGATGAGCCGGTCGCGTCGCGAGAAGAACCCTGACGCCCGGTGCTGGTTCGACTGGCCTGCTGAGCACCCGACGTGCCCGCACGTGTGCAAACTCCCGCTGGATCACGATGGTGACCACGAGTGCTGCCCTGCCGATGGGGGCACGCTCCCGACCGAACAGGAGAGCGACCGTGGCTGAGACTCGTGCACATGTGCCTGACGAACGGGAAGCGCTCATCGCCCGGTTCAACTACATGCGGAACAGCGGCATCTGCTCACCAACCACACGCGGACTGCTCGACGACGCGGAAGCGCTGATCAACCGGCTGACAACCGAAATGCATCAGCGGGAACTGCACCACTTCGAGACCGAACAGACGAACGAAGTGCTCACCCACGTCGTCGCGAACCGGATCGCACGACTCCTGGACGAGGCTGTCCTCACATCCGGGACCAGCGGCGTCCGCGTCTACGACGACAGGGAGCACTACCACCGAGGCCGCCCCAAGCCGCTCCCCATCAGGGAATGGCTCAAGCGGGAAGCCGAACGCATCAGGAACGGAGAACTCGATGACGACCTCTAAACGGTGGCGAGACAACCCCTGGTTCTGGCCGCTCGTCGTCTACACAGGACTCATCATCCTCGTGACCACAGGGACCGCTGTCGCCCTGATCCTCTCGACAGCAACCAACTGAAAGGAACAACCAGTGTTCACGAACGAACAGATCAGGGAAGCGATGGGCACCCTCGTCCAGGAGAAGGGCGACGGCCACAGGTCGTACGGCCGGTACTCCAACCCCGTGACCGGTAAGGGCGAATGCTTCCTCGGTGCCCTCTGCGAGCACATGGGCCTCGCCGTACCCGCCGAAGGCACCGCGGCACACCTGGTCATGGGTCCCGTGTCCCCGGAAATGGGGAACGCGTTCCGTATCGCCCAGAAACTCAATGACGCGCGCGTCGAGTGGAAGTACGTCCTCATGGCCGTCGACCTCATCCTCGAACTCCCCGCGTCCGCTGTCGCCCAGGACCTGTGCCCGTGCGGGTGCATGGTCATCAACAGCGCTCCGGTCACCAAGGTCATCCAGCAAGTCCTGGCTGTCCGCGCAGAGGACCAGTCGCGGGAGGCGGCGAAGCGGCTTGAGAGCGCGGCGAAAGACATGGCGAAGGCAGTGGACGGCCTCTCGGTCGCGCTCAAGAACGCGACGGCTGGCATGAGCGGCTACATGACGTACAACATCCCGCCCATCCAGGTCGAGAAGAACACGCCTGTCACCGCCAGCCTCTTCACGACCGTGCCCACACAGAAGGAATACGCGCTCATCGCGTAACCAACCAGGGGGCGGTTCGTGTGGGGGCCGCCCCCTCCCACCCCACACACCAAAGGAACAACCATGAGTGATGTTGCCTGGCGCAAGGGCCGCTGGAAAGTAACACTTTTCTGGTTCCTCCGTCACACCGGGCAAATCCACGGCCCGTTCCGCACCCTCGAACAGGCCGCCGCGCTCATCACCCACAAGGACGACGAAGTGGTGAGCACAGAGGCAGACCTGTGGACACGCTTCCCCAGCAACACGGGGAAACCCGACGCCTAAGGCAGTCGTCGGCACCAACACAACGCAAGCGAAAGGAACAACCAAACCATGTTCGTCATGGCAATCATCTTCTGGGTGATCGCGCTGATCGTGCTCTCCGTCGCGCTCATCCTCCGCGCACCCTGGGGAATCCTCGGCGCGATCGGCTCCGCGATCATCGGGTTCATCTTCCTCGTGTTCGCGACCTACTACACCGTCGACCCCGGCGAAGCGAAGGTCCTCAAGGACTGGACCGGCGTCATCCAGGGGTCCGAAGCCGGAACCGGCGCACACTGGAAGGACCCGTGGGTCGACGCGATCGACTTCGACGTACGCAACCAGTTGGCTGTGTTCCTCGGCGACGGGAACCAGTCCTACAACGGCTCCCCCACCAACGGGCCGCAGATCACCTTCACGGACAAGGACGGCGTGACCGCCAACATGGACCTCGTTGTCCTGTACTCCATCCGCGTCGACAAAGTGGAAGAACTCGTCGAGGACTACCGCAACCAGGACGACTTCCGCACGAAGGTCATCGAGCAGGACATTCGCTCCGTCCCGCGCGACATTCCCGGCCGGTTCACCACGATCCAGATGCTCACCGACCGGCCCACCGTCGCGAACGCGATCCGTGACGCACTCGAAGCCGAGTGGGCTGACAAGGGTGTCGTGATCGAGGACGTGTCCATCCAGGAGATTCGCTACAGCGACGCGGTGAAGAACCGGTTCGAGGAAGCGCAGAACGCGCAGACCGAGGTCGTCAAGGCTGAGGCGGACCTGGAGAAGGCGAAGATCGACGCCCAGCAGAAGATCGCTGTGGCGACCGCCGAGGCCGAGGCCAACCGCATCCTGTCCGAGTCGCTCACGCCGCAGGTCCTCCAGCAGAGGTACTTCGACGTGCTCGAAGGGGCGAACCTGATCGTCGTGCCTGAGGGCTTCACGGCTCTCGGCCAGATTCCGGCAGGAGTGCAGTGATGGGCAAGAAGGACTACAAGAGCGACGTTGTTCTCGGTGACCGGTACCGCGACGAGCAGACCGGGTACGAGGGTGTCGCCACGTCGATCCACTTCTACCAGCATGCGTGCGAGCGGGTCACGATCGAGGCGTACGACGCGGAGCGCAAGGACGTGCGTGAACTCACGTTCGACGCGCCCCGGCTGGTGCACATCAAGACCGGGAAGGTCGCCAAGGCCGACAAGGGCGGCGGTCCTGAGCGGGCAGGGGAGAAGCGGACTCATGCGTACCGCTAAAGGAATCCTCTCCCTGGTGGGGGTGGCGGCTCTGGCCGTCGCCCTCGCCGGGTGCGCCAAGGCCTACACCGTTGACGGCAACGTCGTCGTGTCGTCCGAACCGATGAGCGCCAGCACCGCTCTCGGTATGACCGGTTCCGTGTTGCTCATCCCCGCGATCATCACGTTCGTCGTCTGGCTCTACCTCAGCATCGACTGGGAGTACTCCTGGGACAGGTCCGACTACCACAAGCGGATCGCCAGGTTCGCGCTCATCATCAGCATCGGCATCGTCAGCGTGTCCTGTCTGCTCTGGATCGCCGCGATCTGGTTGGGGGTGGGGAAATGACCGCGTTCGACGAACTCCGGGAGTACTTCGGCGACGAGAACGCCGAGTCGTTCAAACGCCTCCTGTACGGGCTTCGTGCACTGGTAACCGTGGGAACCGTGTGGGTCCTCTCGGACACCGGGTCCTCTGACGAAGAGGGAGCGCTGGAGGCGCTGAGTGGGATGCTCAACGACCTGCGTCACGCCGACTTCGACAAAGCCGAGCAAATCCTGATGGGTCTGTTGACCATCGTCGTCGGTGGGCGTGTCGGGATCACCCCGGCGGAATGGTTCGAGGAAGCGGGACTTCCCCTGATGACCCAGGAAGGGCTGGACGAGTGAACACCATGCTGGACATGCTCCGCAAGGCGGACCCCGAGTGGGCCGAGAAGTTTGGGGTGCTGATCAAAGCCATGCGTGGCCTGATCAACATCGCGACCATGGCCGAAGTCGCCGAGCCTGGAAGCGATGCGTCCAAGACGGCCACCGACGAAATGCTCAACATGATCATGACCGTCGCGGACAACAAGGACAAAGCGGCCGAGTGCATCGCCACACTCCTGTCGGTCATCGTCGCCGCACGTACTGGCATGAAGCCGGTCGAGTGGTTCAACACGGCGGGTGCCCCGCTCGACGAGTACATGAAGTTCGGGGAGGGGATAGACCAGTGATCGTCAACAGAGTCATCCTGGTCCTGGTCATGCTCGGGACGTTCGCGTCCCTTCTCGCTGGCTGGTCGGTCGCCTGGTGGCATGACCGTCGCCAGAAAGAGCGCGAGCAGGCTGAGAGGACGGAGGATCAGTAGACTCCCGCCTCCCCCAGGGGCGGTGACCCCACCTGTTCTCTGCGGTGCAGGTGGGGTCCGCGGAGGTTAGTTGGTGCTCCGCGTGAGACGGGGGTCGGGGTGTGCCCAAGTGAGGTCGCCACACACCCCGACCCCCACCTTCGGGAAAGTAGTACTTTCCACCGATTGGACTACCCATCCACACAGGAGTATTGTGGGTACAGAAAGGAACGACCATGACACGCTTCCGGGTAACCATCCGTGGCGATGAAACCGAACTCCGCGGCTACGCGACAATCGAAGCACTGACCGCGCTCACGGCCCCTCCCGGGGAACAGCCATACGTCATCGCCGTGTCACCCACCGACGACGACTACAACCCGTTCGGAGCCGACGCCACCCTCGCCGTCCTCAAGGCGTACATCAAAGCCAACAAGGACGACAGCGACGGCATGGTCGACGCATCCGACCTGCTCGCGATCATCGACGGCCAGTTCGAGCACCCGATGCCATACGACGAGGAAGAGTTCCACGGTGAATGACGAAGCGGCGACGAGGATCGCCGAAACGATGATGCGCGAGCAGAACGTCGACCGCCTCCAGGGCTTCGGCGAAATGACCATTAGCCGCCTCAGGGGCATGCTGATCGACGCGCTCAAGGTCGGGTACCGGCAGGGTTACAGCGACGGGTGGAGAGAGGGTGAACGTGGTGAGTGACGCAGAACTCCCCTACAACGGAACCGAAGGGTACGCCGGGTCCGACACAAGCGAAGAACGCGCACACCGCGATGTGGTCGAGGGGACCGCCAGCATCCGCCAGCGGTACGTGCTCATCATGGCGGAACGTGCGAAGGAGCACGGCGTGACCGTCGCCGAACTACGCGAGTCCAGCGGCAAGGTGCATCACGGCTCGGTCAGCGGATCGCTGAGCGTCCTGCACAAGGCCGGGAAACTCGCTCGCCTCAAGGAGAGGCGCGGCGGGTGCAAGGTCTACGTGCGACCGGAGTACGTCAACGGTCGCGAGACCGAACCTCACGGTGTCGTGCACAAAGCCGACCGGGAGACTCTCGAAGCCGCACAAACCACACAAGACTGGCTCGACACATGGGGCATCGGTCTCTCCGACAGCACCAGCACGTCCATCCAGCGACTCATCGACTACGCGAACGGGAGGACCTGACCACCCTTGATCGAATACGAGGCGATCCCCCTGGACCCCGAAGGCGAACGCTGGACCGGAAGGTTCAGGATCGGGAATGGACAGCACCGCGTCTGCGGACACCGGCACCTATCAGCAGACAGGGCCGACCAGTGCGCCGGGATACTGGCACGCAAAGTGGCCCGCGACCAGTTGTTCGGACGGTAGACATGCAGAAGTACCAGGAGACGATGACGTGCCCCAGGTGCGGAGTCGTCAGAAGCGGAAAATCGGGACGTACCCTGTGTCGCGACTGCCGCTGGGTCATCGCCAACGAGGAACACGCCGCATGGTATGGCGGCATCGGCACCGAAACCAAGTTCACGATGGAGCAGTATGAAGCAGAACACGCCCCCGCCGCTTGACGCCGAAGCGATCCAGGCCCAGGCCGCACTGGAGAAACAGCGCCACAACCAGCGCATGGCATGGATGTTCGCGTTCCTGCTGGCGGTCCCGGTCCTCGCCCTGTTCGTACCCCTCGGGGTCTTCCTCGTACGCCTCGCGATGGGACAGTAATGAACGGTGACCTGCTTCCCCACCGGAACAAGAACCCGCGCTGGTGCGACTGGTGCAAACGCCCGCCCACGAACAGGCTGGCCCGCGCCCGGTACATCTGGCACAGAGCAGGCCACATAGACGAATACCTTTGCCCCGAACACGCAGAAGACGTGCGAGCGGCATGACAGAGGGGCTGACCTGTGCGGACGGGTCAGCCCCTCTTTGCTGGTAGGAACAACCAAGCAGTACCAGCCTACAACCGAGGAAGGACAGTCATGAACCCTCTTGATCGTTTGGAGCCTGTCACCGTCACGATGTGCGTGGACGACTGGGCGGTCGTGGTCACGGCCGTCGCGAAGTCGGACACACCGCCCCTCGTGAAGTCGCGCATCAACGGCACGATCTTCAACGCCGCCCAGCGGCAGGAGAGAACCTTGATTTAGGCGAGCGGCGGCTTCGTGATCGCCTGAGGAACCGGCTGGGCGGTGGTGTTCTCGGTGACAATCTGCACCGTCTCGTCCACCTTCGCCGCCTCTTCGATCGCCTTCTTCTCTTCCGTTCCCCTCTGCATGTTCGGGGCGACCTGCTTCCAGAAGTTCTGGTACGCCGTGATCGCCACGACAGCCGTCAGCAGGATCGTGCTCGGGATACCAAGACCCTCGTACGCACCAGCGATAACCGCGGTGATGGTGCCGACGATCGCGGAGAAGACGAAGGCCGTGAGCGCCTTCGCCCACTGGGGCCACGTTGCGCTCACGATGAAGTTGAGGACGATAGGCGACACGAAGCCGACGATCACCGCCCACATGGCCGCGTCGGTCATTTCGACCGGTATCAGTTCCGTCATCAGTGTTCCTTTCAAATGTCCTCGGCGAGGGTCGCCGGGGGGCTGGGGACCTGCGTCTGCTCAACGTCATCAATGTGCCGTGCGATCCAGTTCACCAGGGTACGGATGTAGGAGATAGCCGACCAGTACTTCCTCCGGGAGGTCGCGAGTTCTGTTTCGAGGGACTGGACCCTCGATTCGAGGGTGCTGATCCTTTCCATCATCGGCTCAAGCAGACTCTCCGTCTGCGAGCGGATCAACGCCTCATAGCGTTTGACGACGGCATCGTCCTCGGTGAGTTCCTGCTGGGCGATGCCCATTTTCTTGTCGTGCGACAAGCGCCTGTACGCGACGACACCACCGGACCCGACGAACAGGGAGAGAAGCGCGATCGCCAACGTGATCCAAGGCCCTGCGTCAGGGGGAGCAGAGTCAACAATCCCCGTCAGATGTGTCGCCGTCATCCCTCTGTTCCCTCCCCATGACAGTCTCCACGACGGCGGTCTCTGCCTTGTGCAACGCGACGAGTTTCGCCGCATGAGCCGAGCATGCGGAGGCTCGGGCCAGGTAGAACAGCATCAGAGCCGTCAGCAGGAAAGCGGACGTAGCGTTCGACGGGCGGGTGGAGAAAGTGACCACCCACCCCAGCACGACATACGGGACGATCGCGAACGCGGCGGCCCAACTCGCGATCCACTCCCACCGGTACTTGTTCCACGCAACCCCGTAGGTTGCCGCCCCCGAACCGACAGCGAGGATCGCGCTGAACACAGCGAGCCAGAGCGGCTCCAACTGGTCACCCGTCGTTGTCAGCGCCATGACGATGCCCGACACCCCCGCCCCGAAGGACGACAACCAGATACCGCCGAGTGTGGTGACGAGAACGCGGCGCTGGCGGGCGGGGATGCCGGAGTACATCACGCTTCCACGTAAGGCATCATGTCGAGCGCCAACTGGTCGGCGCGGTTCATCCAGCCAAGGAGAACATCACGCGGAACCTGCACCATGTCCGGTTCAGGCTCGGGGTGGTTCTCCGCGTAGATCGCCTGTGCACGGGCGACGATCTTGTCAAGACGCGACTGGAGGTACGGGCCGGGGCACACAGTCGGCAGAACCTCCTGGTGGCTGATCACGTGCGTGCGGTCGATCTTGAACGACACCGGAACACCGTCCAGTTCCTTCCCGTCGAACTCGGCCAGCCACGCGATCATCTGCGCAAGTTCCTCCACCTGCACATCAGCGACCGGCCAGTCAGGCGCACCACCAAGGTTCAGCGTCTCCACCGCGATCGACCGGTAGTTCCACTCGGGTCCCGTCGAGGCGGGCTTCTGCATCGGCCTGATCAATTCGAACACTTCACCGTTCGTGCGGAGGTAGAACGTGGGGCACGAGGACCGGTCGTTGCGGTACGAGAAGTAGTCCAACTGGTCGGCCGTGGTCCCGGTGTGGTGGATGATGAACCGGTCGATGATCGGCGACACCGCCACAGGCGGGTCTCCCTTGGTCGTACGCATCGCCGGGGACCCGTTGTTGTTGAACCCGAGCGGGGCTTTCAGCCCCTTGAACGCACGCGGGTAGACCGGCTCGTACTCCGGCAGGTCGCGCGGGTTGTCGGGGTCAGTGGGCGTCGGCGGGTTCGCGTCGATCCTCGGCAGACCGGTGGTCGCCTGGCTCGTGAAGCCACCCGACCAGAACCAGTCGCCGGAGAACGCGCCCCGGAACCACACGTCGTTCCCTTCGACCCTCTCCCCGTTCGTCCACCCGTCGAACGTCCCGACCGTGCCAGGGTCGAGGCTCTGCGTCACCGGGTTCTTCGTCGAAGGATCAGGGCGACCGTTCGCCGGGTTCGCGCCCACCACCCTCTGGTTCGGGGCTACCGGTCCAGGGTCAGGGGTGTTCAGGTTCGTCAGGCCAGCCGTGTTGGAGCCGCCCTCGAAGCCACCCGACCAGAACCAGTCGCCCGAGTGCGCGCCACGGAACCAGACCGCGTTGCCTTCGACGACCTGCCCGTTCTTCCAGCCGTCGAAGTCTGCGACGGTGGAAGGCGGGAGGGTCTGCTGGATCGCAGATGCGGTTGTCGGTTCTGCACGCCCGTTGGCCGATGCTGTCGAGACGACGCGACGCTGATCCGGCCGCAACGCGCTCTGCACCCTTGCCGCCAGCCACTTCTCAGGGTCCTCCGTTGTGTACGATCCGCCTGACCAGTACCGCATTTCGACGTGATCGCACTTCCCGGTCGCGTTGCCGGTCGCGCCCATCACCCCGATCTGCGCACCCTCGGAAACCGTCTGCCCCTTCTTCACCGACCACGACGCGACGTGGAACCGGCAGATCGTGACAGTCCGCCCTGTCAGGGGGTCGCGAGAGTCGATGACGATTGCGTTGCCAGCGGCATCGTTCATCCACCCGGCGTGGGTGACCGTGCCGCCGAGGATCGCCTTGAGGTTCGAGTAACCAACGAAGTCGGTGCCGTAGTGGAACCCGAACGCGCCCCCCTGGCGGGGACCGTACGGGGACGAGACAGTCGGCTTCGCCGAGGTCGAGCCGTTCGGATAAACCGTCATGGTTGTTCCTCCTTTCTGTGTGCAGACTACCCTTCGGCCTGGGATTCGTCCGGCTCCGCCGCGATCGCCGCGACGGTTTTGTAGGTCATGGTCCTATCCGATCCGGTCGATACTCAACAGGTTGGGACTGTTCGATGTAGGTCCAATGGTCACGTTGCCGGAGCCGACAACACGAGCAACATCCAACGTGTAGGTGTGTGCTCCCGTCGCCACGTCCGCCTCCGCTATCAGCGTGTGCGCGTGCCCAGTGCTCGCGGTCGCGATGCCCGAGTTCGCACGCACGGACCAAGACCAGACCTCGCTCCCGCCGTCGAGAAGACGGATCGAGACCACATCATTGACGCTGGACGAGTAGGTGACAACCTGCCCCTGGAACCGGAGGCGACCATTGTCGGGCATCGTGATCGGGAGGCTGATGCCCGGTACAGCGACAGGCGTGGTGGTGATGCTCCCCTGGGCCGTCGTGGACTGTACCGCGCCATAGTTCCGCACAGCGAAACCGGAACTGCCGATCGCGATACGCCGCTCGACTATCTTCAAGCGAAGAAGCGCATCCGTCAGCAGGGCGTCCAGGGAGTTCTTGGTGTTCGGCCCGCTTGCCACGGTGCTCCTATCCAGCGTTCAGCGCGAGCGCCGATCCAATCCAGTCCGACCCCACGTTCCGGAGCGTGAACCAGTCATACCGGCCAGCCGTCGTCGTCTGCGTCGGCGGGGTCGCGTTGTCCCACAACACGTTACTCGGCCACGTGATCGCCGCCGCACCGACCGTGTGGAGCGCCACAATGTCGATGCGGGCACCACCCGTCGACGGCAAGGTCAGGGCAGTCACGTTGCCGCTCATGTCGAGCACAGCAACCGACCCGGACTGCAACGTCGACAGGTCAATGGGGCCGGGTGCGGCCACGGCGATGTTCACCAACTGGCTCGCCAGCGACACCACGAACGGGGCGGTCGCGTTACCCGTGCCGGTGACGGTGATACCGTCGCCAGCCTGGATGTTGCAGTTGCAGGCGTTCCCTGCACACTGGCACTTGGGCATCAGTCCTCTCCTTCGTCATCGTCACGGGTGGACGGAACGAGCGTTACCTGCACATTCTCCCCCGTCTCGTCCTCCGTCACCGTCAGGAGGTCGAGTTTCTGCAACTGGCTCATCTGGCGTGCGTTCAGCGTCGCGAGCACAGGAATCTGCACACCGGGAACCAGGTCGTTGATCGTCAGGGTTTCGTTCAGGCGGATAGACGAGTTGTCGGGGACACGAACCTCGACAGGGACAGGGGACCGGGCGGCCAGGCCACGCTGTGCCTGGCTATCGAGTTCCGCCTGGGTCGGTTCCTCCGTGTCACCCTCTTCGCTGTACGCCGTGTTGATGATCGTCCACGGACCGTAGTAGTCCAGGTTGTTCGGGTTCACCGCGGACCCGAAGAGGCCACTGTTCCCGATGACGTACGAGTACTGGGTGTGCTCGGACCCGTACGCGGTGAGGATCACTTCCGACCCGAGGAAGTCGGCTTCGGTGATCATGCGGGTGCGGCCCAGATGCCGGTTCACGTCCCACACGTGGATCGACCGGCCGACAGCGGCGTAGTCGATACCCCCGTAGTGGGCCAGGTTCGCCATGTGCTCACCCACGGTCATTTCGTACGGGATCGTGTACGCGGTCGTCTTCGCCTCGTTGGGGAAGTGGTGTATCTCCAGGTACGGGAGGATGTTCGCGGGCGGGTCAAGAATCTCCCACCGCTGGAGTTCGTACTCCAGAATCTCTTCGATGCGGGTGGTGACCTCAGTCGGTTCGCTGAGGACCTCGACCACTTCACCTTCCTCGTTGTACACAGCCCGGTACCTGTTGTCGTACGTCTTGCTCAGCGGGGTCCCGAACACGTACTGCAACACGTCATGCGCGTTGATTTCCACCGAGTCCGCATGCCAGGCGACACGCCACACCGGCCCTTCCCACACCCGGTCAGCGCCACGGTAGATCACCATTTCGTGCCGCTTCGGTTCGATCGCCGCGAGAGTTTCTGCCTGCGCCGAACACGCGGACCCCCGGACGATGACAGTTGCTTCACTGACCGCATCCCGGTCACGACCCCACCGCACCGACGACACATCCACGATCTGCGCGAGACGAGTCATGCCGCCCCGATCGAAGATGTAGACCGTGTGCTTCTCCACACACGGGCCACCGAAGATGCCTGTTGCCACGAAAAGTACTACTTTCTCTCAGGTCCGCTGGGTGAGGTACGCACGAATGGTCAAGTTCCCGGCCGGTGCCTCGTTGGGCACGTCGAACGATGCCCAGTAGGAGATACCGCACGACAGGTGCGGCCACGTCGCGGGGGTACCATTCGACCCGTACAGCAGGTGGTCGCCGCTGATCGGCGCACCACCCTGTACTTCCGCCCACACCCGCTCCGTCACCCCGTCGAGGGTGAGGACGGTGTTCGGGGGGATGTACGAAATGATCTGCTCCGAGCAGAAGTCGGTCGTGTCGATTTCTGTGTTGTCCCGGTCGAACGGGTTCGCGTACATGCGGATGCGGACCTGACGTTCCGCGGACACGCCCGTCTGGATTTCCAGAGTCGGGATGACCGTGAGCCAGTCGGGGACTTCGGACGCGGGGATGTACACCCAGTACCGACGCCACACACCCACGTCCGCGATGCAGTCCGAGGGGACGAACGGAGGCCGGGGTGCGGCCGGAATCGGCGGGCAGTCCGGGTCCGCGAGCGGATCGGTCTGCACGTCCAGCGCTGTGCGAGTCGACGTGGATGCGTTCGCCGTCCCAGTCCACTCGTACGTGAACTCCAGCGTGTCGGGGGTTGCCCCGTCGAAGTAGGAAAACAGTTCACCCAGGCTGATCATCGCCCCATCGACGAGGATCACGTCACCGCTGATGATCTGCGCCCAGCCGGTACCGTTCTGGTCGCACACACCAACGGTCGCGTGCACTGCCCCGGCCGGGGCCACACCACCGACGATCAGACGCGTCCAGATGCCCTGACCGGCGACGGCACCCTGCCCCTCAGTGCGGTCGATGATGGAGTCGTCCTCGTCGAACCAGATGATTTCCGCGGCGAAGCGGCTCTGGCGGGACGGGTTGACGTAGATGCTCCCGTAGTAGGTGGTGTTCGGCTCGACCTCGGTGAAGTACGGGGCCTCCGGGGTCCCGCGGACACGGAACGCGGGCGTGGTCGTGTCGAGGTCCTGCGTGATCGTCGCCTGCGCAGAGTACAGGCCGAACAGCCCACCCGTGACACGCGTGAGCACGCCACCACCGGTCGCCCCGGCTACCTCGAACTCCCACCCCTCGACAGCCAGACCGCTCATGGTCGAAGTCGAGTTGTTCGTGGTGCCCGTCCACGCGTAGGTCACATCAGTCTTCGCCGGGGTAGACCCGTCAAAGTAGTCACCCGCACCAGTGGACGGCTGGGGCTGGGGAACGTCCTGCGCCCCGGACGCGGGCGTCGTGTACCCACCGATCGTCGCGGTTGCGGTCCACCGGTACGTGGCACCGGGGATCAGGCCGTTGATGAGCACGGACGTTCCGGTCGTGTCCTGCGACCACGATCCCGGCGACGGGACGGGGGGCGGGGTCAGGTACTCCCAGTGGACCGTGTACTTGTCGACACCAGTGATCCCACCAGGAGGGGACAGAGCGATCAGCGCCGACGACCCAGCGGGCGACGGGCTGATGACCATGGACGGCCCGTCAGACGACAGGGTGGTGAACGAGCGGACACCGCTGTACCCGCCTGTGCCGTCACCGTTCCGCGCGCGCACCCGAACGTAGTAGGTGGTGCCAGGGTTCAGGGTGCTCGTGGGGATCGTGTAGTTCAGGCCGGTGCCGATCCACTGTGCGAACACGTGCGAACCGAACGACGGGTCCGTCGAGACGTAGACGCCATAGTCTGTGATGTTCGAGTTGCCGCGTGCCGCCGCCGACCACGTGAACTTCGCGCTCGTCGGCGTCAGGTTGGAGACGGTCGGGGTGCCCGGTGCTCCCGGTGCCCGAGCGATTCGCGGAAGCGGCATTGAGCCCGCGACCACCGTCTCGATCGAGCCGTAATCCAGGCCCATCTGCAAGGGCAGGGACGTCGACGAGCCCGACCAGTAACCATTCGAGTTCGCGTTGACCCACCAGTCCACGGGGCCGTCGCGCCACCGCGTCGCGCCATTCGCATACCCGCTGGGCAGGAACGGGGCAACGGGTCCGTGCGTGATGACGATGCCGCCGTTGATGCGGCCGTCCTGGTATCCAGACCCGCCATAGAACGAGCCGGTGGAACCACCGGGGCCGTTCATCGCGCGAAGGTACAGCCGCACACGCCACCGGCCGTGGTCACCGTAGGACGCCTGCGTCTCTACAACGTCCCCTTCGAGGTAGAACGTCGTCGCCGGGGAGGACTGGAAAGACGAAATCCGGTCGGTCATGTCTACCCTCCTACGGCGTCGTCAGAGCAACAGTATCGGCGAACATCCGAATGTCGGAGTTGTTCTCCGCGACGGCCGACGAAGACCAGGTGACCCGCCCGATCAGGCGGACGATCGCGTTGTCCGTCGTGGCGGGCGGAGTGATCGACCGCAACGCGAACACGCGCCCACCGAACTCGCTGACGGTCGAAGCGATCGTATCGGTGCGGAGCGTGGAACCACCGTTGAGCCACTCGATTTCCGCGGTGAGCGACTGGAGTTCGCTTCCGTCGTCGCCGCTGATCACGAACATGGCACCCCAAATCGTCACCGAGTAACGCTGACCTGTCGCGGGGGAAAGCGTAACCTCATGCTCGATGATCATGTCCGCTTCCGCATCGGTGACCACGGTGCTTCCGTTGTTCCCGAGGATGCGGGCACGGTACGAAGCGGTCCCCTCTCCGGCGTGGATTTCGGTGGAACGCTCGCTGGTGAAGAACGCGGCAGGGCTGGTACCCGAAACCGCCACCGCGCTCGCGGACCAGTCGGTCGCGTCGGTCTCGACGCTGGGGTTCTGCGAGTAGTTCGTCGCGACGAGAACCGGGTCCCCGGCGAGTTCCATGCTCGGGTACGGGACGAGGTTGTACGGCACGTCCTGGACCACGACCGGGGTGGACGGTTCGAGCGCGATTTCCTGGGTGTCCCCGAACACCCACGGGGTACCGGCGACCATCGTCCACTCGACGATGTACGCGAAGTGCTTGTCGTCGCTGGAGTGCAGGTGGTCGGTGATGAGAGGTCCGCTGATCACGGTCACGTTGTGCAGGTGACGGCGAAGCCGGAACGATTCCTCGACGATGGTGTCGGTGTTGTCCTCGTCAGGCTCCGGACATGCGGCGAAGAACGTCAGGTCCACGGCACCACATGCGTTCCCATGCGATCCACAGGTGGTGGTGGCGAGCGCGGCATCCAGCCACGTCAGGCCGTACTCCAGCGCGTCCTCTCCCTGCGCGGCCAGCAGAGCACGCACCCGGATTTCGCGGGACGCGTGACGCACCAGCCCCGCGACGCCACCGTCCAGGAGGGACTGGGACACGGTGGCTTCGCGGGTGGAGGACTCGACGCCGGTGACCTCGACCGCCCACACACCGTAGAAACGGCCGGTCATGTCCGGGTCCTCCGCGTCGTACCAGGGGGCGAGGTTGATGTTGCCGTACGTGTACGGCGGCTCTTCCGACCGGCCAGGGGTGATGAGCGTTTCCCGCTCCCACACGGACACGGACTGGTACTGGAAGCCGAGCCAGAAAATCTGGTCGCCAGGTTCGAGAACATCCACCGAGTCACCATCGAACCATGCGTCCGAATAGGCACCAGGTGCGATGAGGACATGGGTAACGTCGATCAGGTCACCGTCCTCAGGGGCATCGAACACGAAACCCACGTCCCGCCCGTCGCTGATGGTCCCGACCGGGACAATGACCCGGAACCACTCGTAGTCGGTGGTGAGGTCCACGTCCTCACGGGAATCCACCCCGGTGCCGATGCGGAGACCAACGGTCATGTCGCGGCTCGCGCGTGCACGAACGAGGATGGTGGCGGTCTCACCAGGAATGGGCATCTGGCCGGTGATCGGCTCGAACCCGAGCACAGTCGGGATGCCGAAGTACAGCATCGTGCGGGACCCATCCGGGGTCACGTAGGTGACGGCTTCCCCGATGTTCGCCCACGTCTGCTCGGGGTGCGACCCGCGGAGGATGCTCTCGGAGTTGTCGGCAGTCCCGGTCCAGACGGCGGTGAGGCCCTCTTCGTTGGTGGGCGGGAGGTTGTCGCCGTCGAAGTAGCCGAGGAAGTTCTGCGCCTGCTCGGTGATCGCGTCACGCACGATCACCCTGTCGCCCGTGTTCTGGTTCTGGCGGAGGTACAAGATCGACCGGACACCGGTAGTGGACGCACCGGTCTGCGTGATCGGGGTAGCCGTCAGCCGGACGGTTTCGCCGGGGTTGATGACAACGTTCGGGGTCGTTGCGACAGGGAAGTCGTCGCCGTACGAGTGGACCGCGACCGCGACAGTCACCGGTGCCGCATCGGCAGGTACCTCAACCTCCATCGACGCGATCCACCACTGCCCAGGGGCCGACGTAATCGCGGCGTCGTTGTTGATCCACGACTGCCCAGACACCAGCGGTGCCGTCAACTCGCACTCGATCCCGTCCGGGGTGGCCGTGAGGGTCACAGCGGCGGGTTTCGTCCACCCGGTCGTGGAGGTACGCATCCGCGGGTTCGGGTTGTAGTTGCGGCGCGCCACGGTGGTCGAGTCGGTGAGGACGAAGCGGGTGTTCGCGAAGATGTTCCGGCCATGCTCGACGGGACGCCACTCGCCAGGAACCCAGTCGTTCACCGCATCGTGCAGAGACTCGCACGGTTCGCACCGGTACCAGTTCAGCGGACAGCCCGCCGTGGTCGCGTACCCGTAGGCGCGGGCGTTGTTCACGACCTCGTTCCCGCCCAAGCAGAGGTACTCTTCGAGCACGTTCTACCCCGCAATCCGTTCTGCCAGCCTGTTCACCACTTCAAGGGCCGTGCGACGCGGGTCAACCGCCCCGATCACCTGCACAGCACCAGGTTCGATGGTGACACTTCTTCCACCGCCGACAACACCTCCATTCGCCATGGCCGGGGCCTTCCCCTGCGCGATCGCGGACAACCACCGGACGGCCGGGTCGACCTGGTTCAGCGGGCGACGCAGAGGCACAATCGCTTCCGGGCCAGCCTCACCGGCGAGCACACGGGTGGGGCCGGTCAGGAGCATACCGCTCGCGGCCGTCAGGTTGCCGCGACCCCCGCCGCCTCCGGCCCGGTTCACCGCACCACTCGCACGATCGGCGGCACCGAACAGGTTCTTGAACCAGTTCACGGCGTCCTTGATCCACCCGATCACGTCACGGAAGAAACCGATCACGTCGCGTGCCCAGTTCCGGATGGGCGTGGTCATTTCGGTGAACCAGTTATGCACGGACACGGCGAGGTTCTCGATGTTGTTGTAGAACCCGTCCACCGTGATGCCCAGGTTCGAGAACGTCTTCGACGCAGCGATTTCGAGTTCGTGGAATGCTCCAGGAATGTCGCCGCGGAGCAGAGCCGCGATCGACTTGAGCAGACCAGTGATGATCGGGGTCGTGAAGGTGAAGATGCCGAGCACGACAGTCATCACGTCCTCCACCGTGTTCCCGAAGGTCTCCATCGCGTCCTTGTCTTCGGTGAGCGGCTCGACCAGCGCGGCCACCACGTCGATCCAGGCGGCGAAGTTCTCGATCGCGAGGATGATCACGTCGATCAGCGGCGGGAGGATCGCGATGAGCAGTTCGCCGAGCAGTTCGAGGATGGGGCCGAGTGCCTCGCCGAGTTCCTCGAACTTGGGTGCCAACTTCTCCATACCCTCGATGAGTTTCTCGGACAGGAGAGCCGTGAACTCGCCGAGGATCGGGAGGATGGGTTCGAGGATCGCGCCGATTGTCTCCAGCGCAACTGCGAGCAGACCAAAGACGTTGAGGTTCGCGACAATCTCGACAATCTCACCAAGGATCGGCATGAAGTCGGTGAGGGCCTGGAGAAACGTCTCGGTCCCCGAAATGGTCTCCGGGGTGACAAGGTTCGCGAGCGCGTTAGAGAGCGCGACGAACAGGTCGACGACGAGCGGCATGATGCGCTCCGCCGTCTCCAGGAACTTCTGGATGCGGCGGCGACCTTCTTCGCTGGAGGTCCACTCGGAGAACCGCTCGGCAATGTCCCGGATCGCTTCCGCGAACCTCTGCGCGAACGGCAGAGACACGATCAGAATGTCTGCGAAGGCGTCACCGAACGCGATCGCCGCGTCTGTCATGGCGTCGAGGATGGGTCCGAACCCGTCCAGCAGGGCCTCGAAGTTCTTGATGCCTTCGTCGCTCGACAGCGCGTCGAAAATCTTCCCCAGGTTATCGCCGACACGTTCGGCGAATGCGGCGATGTTGTCTTCCAGAGCGGGGAGCAGGTTGTTCGTGATGCGGTCGATCGAGTCCGCCATGTTGCCGAACATGCTGTTCGCGATCACGTCACGGATGCGCGCGAACGCGTCGCCGAGGTCGGAGAAAGCCCGCTTCGATTCCTTCGCCCCGTCCGTAAGTTTCGCGGTCTCCGCGTACAGGCCAGCGAACCCGGCGACCGCGATACCGGCACCCGCACCGAGCGCACCGAGGATGGTGACGAGGCCGAGCAGGGTACCGGAGAGAGCGGAGGACAGGACGGACAGGTTGCCGAGCGCGGCGATCACGAATGTCGTCCAGAAGAGGAACTGGCGGAACCCGTGCGGGAACCGCTTCCACACCGAAAGCAAGCGACGCAGGGGGCCTACCGACCGTTCCACGGCGTTGTTCTTGCGGCGGAACATGCGGGTAATCGCGTTACCGCTACGCTCCACTTCAACGTCTGTGTCGGCGACTTCCTTGAGGTTGTCCTTGTAGGCGCGCAGACCAGCACGTCCGTCGCGGAACAGGATGGTGAGGTTCCGGAACCGGTTCGTGAGGCGTCCCCACTGTTCCGACACACGTGCCGCGGACTCGCGGAGTTCGGTGAAGTCGGGGAGCATCTGGCGGATACGGTTCCCGAACCGGACGACAGCGGCGCGACCGCGGACGAAACCATCGCGCACGTTGTCGATCGCGCGGAACACGGGCGGGAACGTGCGCCGCAGATCATCCATGCTGATGCGGAGGATGCTGATGTTGTTCCGGAATGCACGGAACGCCTGGGTCATCCGTGCCCCGACCGCGAACCGGAAGTCGCGGAGCGGCTGGAGGGTGTCGTTGACCCTCCGCCGCACCGTGTCCATCGCGAGCGAGAACGTGTTCCGCACCGCGTAAGACACGTCGTTGAAAGCGCGCCGTGTCGTGACGAGGGAACGCTGGAGGAACCGGAACGTCCGGGTTGTGCGGAACAGGCGGACGATTTCCCGGTTGAAGACCCGGGCGAAGTCCCGAACGCCCTCAGCCGCCGACCGGATCATGAAGGCGCGGAAACGCTTCCGGAACTCCTTGCCACCCTCGGTTGCGGCGACCTCCGTAGCACGGCGGACCTCGCCAGGGAGCGCGCGACCGTCGATATGCAGTTCGACTTCGGCTTCGCCCCATACCGCGGCCACTTACGACACCCCTCGACTCAACTGGGCATGCTGTGAAGCGAACGCGTTGAAGAGTTCCATCTCTTCCGCGACCGTCTCGGGAGATACGTTATCGCCTCTGGCGGCATTTCGCCGCTCTGCCGCCCCGAACAGGGCGTCGTCCAGTTTCTCGCGGCCGTCCTCGCTGTACTGGACGCGCTCGCACGCCCAGGCGTAGACGAGGTTCAGGAAGCGGTGGAAGGGGAGTTCGAGCGGATCGACCCCTGCCCGCGCACACGCCCCGTCGATTTCGTGCCAGAACTCGTCGGCGATGTGGACGAGTCCCGCGACGGCTGTGTAGGGAAATCCGACCACTTCTCCATCAGCCACTCAAGAACGTCCTGGAGAACCTCCATGTCTACCGAGTCCTCCGGGTCTGCGAGACGATCTTTGAGGATGCGGTACTCCCGAGGCGAGAGAATGTCGCGGAACAGTTCCATGACGCCCGCGGCGGCGGCCATTTCGTTGTCCTCGTCACCGACCATCGCGGCAACCAGGAAGAGGCGCTCGTCGGTCGGCATCTTCGCGGAGAAAGTGTCCGACCGGTAGACCTTCTCTTCGTCTTCGTCGTCCACCCAGTCGAGAGTGAAGGTGACGACGGGACGATCAGCCTGCTTCTTCGCCGCGCGGCGGAAAGAGCGGGGGGCGGCAGTTGCCATGAAGCCTCCAAAGGTTTTGTTCCTACGGAACAGGATAGCGCGGAAAGTACTACTTTCCGTGGGACCTAATCGGTGCTACGGATACCGTACATCCGAAGGTTTCTGAGGCCGCGAAGCAGACGCTTCTCGACAGCGGTGTTCAGGGCTATGCGGAGCCAGTTCTCCTTCTGCCGCTGTCCGCGCACGAACGGCTGGAAGCGACGGCTGTCCCCGGCAGGGAACCTCGAATACGGGATCGGCCGCAGTTCGAGTTCCTCACCACGCTTCGGGTAGATGTACCCCGACCCATTCCCGGCCGTACCGCCGAGAAGGAACCCGGCATAGCCCGCCTTGTTCCCCAGGTACAGCCACCGCTGGGGACCAACGTTCGGGGGCAACGCGTAGTAGTGCAGGTTCGCGAGACGGTAGGTGCGCTTCGGGGCAATCTTCCGCGCCTCCTGCACCGCCTCACGGCCGATCGAGTACATGTCGGGCGCGAACATTCCCTTGTTGGTGAACGCGTCCACGATCCGGTCGTAGTGGACCTTCGTGCGCCCGAGCGGGACCTTGTTGCTACAGAGGGGGCACCCCCGCAACTGCACCATCAGAAGTCCTCACGCACGAAGACGGTGATCACCCCACCGAGGCAACCGCCACTGCTAATCTCGTCGACCTGAGCATACGTGCCGATGATGTAGTCACGGTCCCCCGCGCCGAAGCAACACTGGATCGCGCGGCGCATCGCGGCGAGGTCCGCGGTCTGGAGACGGAGGGCTTCCACGTTCTGTTCGAGGGTGGGCGGCGTGTACCCGTTGATACCCGATACTTCACCCTTCGGGGCACACCTGATCACCCCGACCTCCAACTGATAGGCCCACGGGGACTTGCAGTTCGAGAGAGCCTGGTCAGCGCTGGGGAACACCGACGACGGGAACGCGTCCACCAGACGCACCCACGCCTGCCCGCCGCACCCAATCTCCTGACACTCGCCACAGAACGCGGTGGAAGCGGAGCCGAACTTGACGCCACAGGAGCAGAGTTCCGGGCCGCCCTCCTTCTCCATTTCCTGGCACAGGCACGACGCCAGTTCGATCATGACCGGGTAGATGCCGGTGTCTTCACGGAGAGCCACTTACACGACCCTCCACGTCTCCGTGCGGGCACGGCGGGAGTCGGGGCTGAGGACGCGGGGCTGGGACTTGAGGGCGTTCGGGTTGTAGATGCGGATGACGGTATCGACCTCACGGATGCCGGTGCCACCACCGGGGAACAGGCCGGTGGGAATCTCCATCGTCACACCGTTCTGCGTGATGTTGGAGACCCCGTTCGGGAGACGGCAGTTCTTGCCGGTGCACGCCTTGAAGAACTCGGTCGCGAGGACACCGGCCGCGTACTTCACGAGGTCGTTCGGGGCGATGCCCTGGTAGTAGGACACGACGAACGAACCCTCTTCATCGTCGCTGGTCGTCATGTCCTGGCAGGACGGCCAGCAGTCACCGTCGACACGGACGAGCCGGTTCCCGTCGTGGACGACGTACGCGTTCCTCGCGAGTTCCACACCGTCGACCTTCACGGAGTCGATCTTCCCCGCACCGTTCGGGAGGATCACTTCGCACAGGCTCGTGCAGGAACAGGTATCTTTCTGGCACCCGCATGCGTTGTACCACCGTCCCGCGCGGATGAACGGGTGGAACGGGCCGGGGCCACCGACCGGGGCTTCGTCCCAGGTGAGTTCCTGGCATCGTGCGAGGCACGGGCGGATGACGGTAGGGCACAGCGCGAGCCGATACCCGAGAAGCGCCTGGAGGGTGTTCCACGCGAGCGCCTCAGAACGCTCCATCGTCTTCGACGTGTCGGGGTTCGCGCGCATTTCGATGAGTTCTTCCACCGAGTACGCGCACCCCCAGTCGGTGTTGGCGGGGTAGCAAAGGTCAACGGCCATGTGTCACCTACGCGATCTGTGCGACGACACGGAGCAGGGCGTTCTGTGCCGTGGGGGCGGTGCCGATTCCGGGAGGACCGTCGAACTCGGCTTCCAGGAAGTAGATGCCAGGGTCGAGGGTGTCGTACTTGTGGCGGAAGCGGCCCCCGGTGGCGTCCACAACCTCGGCGGGGAGAACGATCGGCGTCTGCCCGGACACATCCTGGCGGACAACGTGCACGGTGACCGTTGTCGCGGACAGGTCGATGGGCTGGCCCTTGTCGTCGACGGCGAGCCAGTACGACCAGAGCGTGTCGCCCTCTCTTACGGTCTGCATCCGTCCTCCACCAGGTTCATGACAGGGCCTTCGGGGATGAGTGTAGTGCTCGGGCCGTCCGGAACGAGGAACATCGTCGGCCAGCACGGTTCTGCGGTCGTGGACCCGGCGAAACCGGCAGGGCCGAACAGGTACGTGGTGGTGAATCCTCCCGAGTAGTCGGCTTCGCCACCCGCAGAAGCGACACCCCATCCATACGTGGCGGCGAACCCACCACCCCCAGCGGACTCGCCAGATGCTTCGGCAGGCCCGAACGCGTAGGCGGCCTCGAAGTCGCCCTCAGGTTCAGCCGCGCCACCAGCATCCGCGGGACCCCACGCCCATGTGGTGGTGAACCCGCCGACAGCGGACCCGCCTCCTGTCGCGCTCGCGGGGCCGAACTCGTAAGCCGCGGCAAACTCTCCCGAGTAATCCGCCTCCCCACCCGCGTCAGCAGGACCGAACTCGTACGCGGCAGAGAATCCACCGCCCGTAGGCGAACTGCCACCCGCATCGGCGGGACCCCACACCCATGCCGCCTCGAAGCCGCCTTCAACGTCTACGTGACCCTCAGCCTCGGCGGGACCGAAGGAGTACGCCGCCTCGAACCCGCCCGAGTATGTCGCCTCACCGGACGCGTCCGCTTCACCGAACGCGTAGGTGGTCTCGAACACGCCACCGGCCGGGGCCTCGCCTTCGGCTTCCGCGGGACCGAACAGGTACGTGCCCTCGAAGCCGCCCCGGTGCTCAGTGTCACTGCTGGCGTCGGCGGGACCGAACGCGTACGCCGTCGCGAACCCGCCCGTCGCGTCCTGCACACCGCTCGCGGCGGCAGGGCCGAACAGGTAGGTCGCCTCGAAGCCACCTTCCGGCGTGTCGAGCGGGCCGAACACTTCTGCCGCGTCGATGAACGCGAACACGGACGGGTCCGACCCGTCGTCGTGTACGGCGATGAGGCCGTTGGGGAAGTTGGTGCCGAGGTTGACGTGGAGGGCATCGAGGCCGTCCGTGCCTGTGACCTGGGTGGTGCCGTCCGGGCGGACCACGGTGAACCGCATTTCGTGGACGTACTCTTCGGCGATTTCATCCCAGGAGTAGACGTGGTACGAGTTGTCGCCCTGCGACGAGACAAGAACACGAGGGCCGTCCGGGGTATTGACGATCGCCACATCTTCCACGTCGGCGACCAGATTGCCGGACCCCACCAGGTCGATCGTGAGCCGATCGTCCCAGTCGCCACCGGCAGGGCCCGCGCCGAGCGCGAACAGGCCCACATCCTCCTGCGACATGATGAGCGCGTTGTCGGCATCGGAGACGGCCATACCCTCGACCACGGACGGGATCGTGAACTGTCGCACGATCGACCCGAGGGTCACCGTGTCACCCGAACGGACGAGAGATGCCTGGTAGAACTCGCGCGGCGACACGTCGTCGGGGCCGCGCTCGGTCATGTAGGCGTACAGCACTCCACTGTTGATGCCAAGGCACGTTCCGTACGGCTCGTTCAGCACAGGGATGGTGCCCGCCGACGTGAGGGTACGGGTTGTGCGGTCGAACCAGAAGAATACGAGCGCAAAGTCGCCGCTGGTCCGGTCACAGGTCATCACCAGGATGCGACCGTCCCACCCAGACAGGCCGGTGGTATCACGCCAGTCGACACTGTTCGCGGTGAACCCGGTCTGCGACGAGAGAATCTCGCCGTCCATGTCGAACACGTACAGGCCACCATCGGACCCGGTGCTCTTATTCGTGCCGATCGCGACACTGTTGTTCGGGTTGATCGGGTTCGGGATGATCGTGATGCCGTCCGCCACGTCACCGGACGCGCCGGGGTACGGCTCCGTCATCAGCGTCGCCTCGATGGGCGGGTCGGGCGGCGGGAACTCGTAGGCGATCGCCCACGCACGCGGACGGTACGCACCAGCGGTCGGCCAGGAGAACTGCTTCCCGCTGACCGTACCGGTTGTCACCTGGGAGAAGCGGGCGACGAAGCCCTTGCGCTCCGGCCCCTCGCCGACAACTGTGCCGCCAGCGGTGACGATCGAGACAGGCTCAGAACCGGAGGCGATGTCGACACCGGCGTGCACGATCGCGCCAGCCTCGACGCTCGCGATCGTGGGCGAGGTCGCCGTGGTCGCCGACGCCCCGGCCCAGGCGGGAGGGGACCCCGGAACCTTGATCGCGGTCACGTCCTCGAACGCCGTGACGATCGCGTTGCCGTCGTCGGACGGCGAGAACGTCATCCGGATGTTCGTGATGCCGGGTTCGACAACCCAGGTCCACACGCCGGACGAGATAGACCCCGAGCCGGGTGACGACCACGCCACCCGGTTCGTGGGCGGCGTGGTCGGCGTTCCCCCCGTGTACGAGAAAGACGGCGACGGCGACCCGTTGTTCGCCCACTGCGCCGCAATCTCAAGCGTGTGCCCCGGCTGGATCGCGGCACCCGCGCCCGACCCGATCGGAATGTCGAAGAACGTTCCGCCCGCGACCGAGACGACGAAGGACGTGACCTCAGCCATGAGGGGCTACCTCCCTCAGGGTCAGGACGAAGAGGCGGGAATGTTCAGAGAGTTGATCGTGTACTCGCCCGACGCGTTCACGTTCGCGTCACCGGTCGTACGCGGGACGCTCCCGTAGTACGTGCCACTCGTCGACGCCGACCACAGGCCCAGGTACGCCACAGTCGCGGCAGGCGTGAGTCCCGTCGCGTTGACAGCGGACGCCAGGGACAGGTCGCCGTCCGTCGAGTCGAGGCTGACCGCGAAGCGACCGCCCGCGATCGTGTTGCTGGTGCCCGCCGCACCGGGGTCCCCGGTGTGCAGGCTGACGTGCGTGATCGCCGTCGCGAGCGCCTCGCCCGCAACGTCAAGAGCCGCCGCGTTGAGTGCCATGGCCTACTCTCTCCTGAGTTGGGGAGAGGGCCCTTTCGGGCCCCCTCCAGGGGTTTACGGAACGGTGACGTTGACCGTCGTCTCGACCCACTCACCGTTCGCCGAGGCGCGCACCGTGTAGGTGCCCGACGCGGCGTAGGTGTGGGTGGTGGAACCAGGGGCCGCCACGTAGTCCCACGTGCCGTCACCGAAGTCCCACCAGACCGGGCTGGTTGCGGCGGGGGTGGTCGTGAAGTCCACGTCCGCGCCGTCCGGGGTGCCCGAGATTTCCGTGATCGCGTCAGCGTCAGGGTCGAGCACCGGGCGGGCACCACAGGCGTCCTCAGGCGGGGCCACATCCACGATCATCGTGCGGAGAGCGACCGACGTGCTGACCGGCGAGGTCATCGGACCAGGCACCGGGGTCACGTCGTTGCTGAGCATAATGTCGCGGTACGGGCCGACGCCCCATCCGTTGCCTTCCTTGGTGTTCGCGCCCGTGAGCGTGAACGTGACCGCACCGTTCTCCACGGTGAAGTCGCCGAGGATGCCGCCCGTGAGGAACGGGAGCAGAAGGTACCCGTAGGAACCCTGCGCACCCTCGGTGGAGCAAGCGTCACCGGAGGGGGCACCTGCCCACAGTTCGAGCGAGAAGCGGGAGTTCTCCAGGCCGATCTTCGTGTCCACGTCGAAGCCGATGACGGTGGAGCCGTCAGCGCCCAGGACGACCGGCTGACCGGTCACGAGGGAGAACAGTTCGGGGTCAACCTCACAGAACTGGACCTCGATACCGTACCCGACGAGCGACGTGACCGACGCCTCGTAGACACAGACCTCACCGGCCGCGTTCGTGACGTTGATTTCGTCGGACTCCGTGGTGTTCGCGGTGAACGCCACCTGGATGAACCCCTTCGAGACGACCTGCGAGTCGTCACCGTAGATGGGGCGACCACACGCGTCCAACTTCGTCACCCGGATGCGCCGCCCCTTGACGAGAGACAGGCACTTGGTGGTGTGCGATGCCATTATTCCTCCTTGTCTGTCTCGCGGATAGCGGCGAGCATGTCAGCCTTCTTGGTGGCATCACCCAGGCTGACACCGTGGTCGTTCGCCCACGTCTTGATTTCGGCGACCTTCCAGGAGTCGTCCGGTACCGCGTCGTCAGCCTTGGGGCCTTCAACCACCGGGTCCTCGTCCTTCGCGCCGAGCGCCTTCTCGTATGCCTTCACGACACGGACAGGGGCGTAGTACCCGCCGATGGTGGCGCGGACCACGTGCGATTCCTCGCCCACCGCCTTCGCCGCGTCGAGCAGGGCACGCGCTGTCTGCTGACTGCGCGGTCCTACGAATCCGTAGCCTTCTTCCAGGTTCGGCATCAGACCCCCTCCACTTCGACCGCCGACACGACGCGGAGTTCACAATCCACGATGATCGCGTAGACCGACTCCGCGACCTGCCAGTCACGGTTGGTGCGGAAGTCGACACCAGGGAACGTTTCCACGTTGGTGTGGAGGACGGTGATCGCCCCCACCCCAAGCACCGCTCCCGCGTCCACCCTCGACGACGCGATCACGGGGGTTCCGTTGACCGTCGTCGGGGTCCCATCGAGCGACCAGTCCAGCGACCCCTCCGCCGACGCCCGCACCGCGTCCCCGCGGTTCATCAGGATCACTCCCTGACCGGGGTAGTCGTCGTCCAGCGCGTTGTCGACGATCGCGAGCGCGTCGGTCAGGCTGGAGCCTGCCGTGAGAGCAGTGCCGCCAGCGGCCCACGTGGCGAGTCGCTCTTCGAGCACCCGGTCCACGCCGCCCTCAAGCAGGTTGCGTGCACGCTCCGCGTAGTCGGCCGACGATCCCTCGACGATCCCACACTCGACACCGGCGTACAGCGCGAACGGTTCGCTGATCGCGTCGATCGTGTCGATGCCGGTGCTGGTCTTGTCGTCCTCGACGACCTCGCCGTAGCAGAGGCCGATCGCGGGCTGAGGGAACGTGCACCCGTCCGACAGGAACGAGACTGCTTCGGTCGCGCCGAGCCGGGTGGTGGTGACGAACGTGGCGACGGAGCGGATGCCGCCCTGCCGGGTCTGCCGAGCGGGTGCCGCAACGAGTTCGGTAGTTGCCATAGCGCCCTTCCCCTTTCAGAGAGTGGTTCGGCCGGGGACCTCGGAGCCAAGGCCCCCGGCCGGGTTACTCACGGGGTTTCTTCGACCGGGATGTTGGCCGCGCCGGTGTTGCCGTACACGTTGATGCCGATAGACACCTTCACGCCAGTACCGCAGGTGTTCGCGACCGCGATGCCTTCCTCGAAGAACGCCGCCGTGTAGGTGTTCGTGGTGAGGTTGGCGTGGTCGTACACCGTGTCGAGGTCGATGACCGGGAGGCCGAGGCGAACGAACGCACCAGCCGGGTAGAGCATCGCCTCAAGGGTCGACGGGAACGCCGTCCAGGTGGACGTGTTGCCGGTGGCGAAGTTCTGGTAGTCGTACACCCACTGGACCGACAGGTTACGCACACCGAAGTAGCGCGTAATGTCCGCGTCGGTCACCGCGAGCAGGTCGACACCAGTGCGGCGCGACAGGTCAGCACGGATGATTTCCTTCGCCCACACCGGGAGGATGACCTCGATGGTGGCGTTGGGGGACATGCTGTACTGGTAGCGCAGACGGAGTGCCTGGATCGTGAGCGCGTCGAGCACGTCGGAGGTCGAAGCGCCGACCTCGCCGTAGTCGATCGCCGTGCCGATCAGGGTGCTGATGCGGCTGATCGTGGCGGCGTTGACCTTCCGGGCGTGGCCGACGATCGCGAGTTCGAGAACGCGGCGGATCAGTTCGGGGTACGCGGCGTTGGTCAGGAGACCGGCCGTGATGCAGAAGCCGATCGCGTCGAGACGAACCTCGGTGAACGGGGGGCACTCGATCGCGTAGCACGCCTTCTCGTCGCCAGCCTCAGCCTCAGCCTCGGTCTGGAGGAAACCGAAGTCCTCGTCTGCGAGAAGCGCGGCGAGGTCCGGTCCCTTCGTGAAGTTGATGCCACCGCGACGGGCCGTGACCTCGGGGATCGAGAGCATGCCCTCGCGCGTCTCAAGCGTGCAGAAGTCGTACAGCGTCTCGGAGGGAGCGCACCAGCCACCGGCCGCGACGAGGGAGCCTCCGGGGAGCCGGGACTCCTTCGCGGCGTCCATGATGGTCGCGATCTGCTCTTCGACGGGGCGGTCGGCACCGGTCGTGAACTCGTTCTCCGGCTTGTGGATTTTCGCCACGCCGTAACGCTGGGCGTCCTTCGACAGGTTGTACCGGCCGACCGGGAGGCCCTTGTTGTCCGAGCCGACGCGGCCGTTGAAGGCGCGAGCGCGGGAAATGAACGCATCCACCACGGCGTCGAGGTCTTCGAGTTCCTGGCCGGTGTTGTAGCCAGGGACGTTCGCCGCCGCGACAATCACCGCAGACTGGTGCTTGTTGTCGGGGACCTCGACCTCCGGGGCGCGCTTCTGAGCGATTGCCACCGTGCGGCGAGGCGCGGGCTTGGGTGCCGGAGCCGCGGCCACGACGACCTCCTTCTTCTCGGCCTCTGCGTCCTCAGACTCTTCGGCATCCTCATTGGGTTCCTCGTCACCCTCGTCGTCGCCGCCCTCTTCGGGGCCGTCCTCAACGGGGGTGGAGTCCTTGGTGGCCTCACGGAGGGAGGCGATCTTCTGCGCGCGCTCCTGCTCCGCGGTCTCGCGAGCCTCGACGTGCTCGTCGATTTCGGCGGAAGCGGCCATGAGTTCCTCGACGCGGGCGATCTGCTCGTCGGTCAGTTCGGCGTCTTCGGCGGCCATGATGCCGCGCGCCTCTTCGAGAGCCTCCGCGCTAAGGGCACGGAGCGCGTCAAGGTCCAGAGCCTCGAAGTCCTCGGGCTTCTCGAACATGAGTTGTCACTCCTTGAACGGGTAGATGAACGTGGGAAGCGGCTACGCCTATCACGCCCCCGTCTACGACAGGAGTGAGTCAAGAGATTTCTACCACACGATCACGCGGAAAGTAGTACTTTCTCGCGGCGCACGGTGTGTCGGGCAAAGAAGAACCCCCCCAGGAAGCACCACACCGGGAGGGTTCTTTGTCTTGGTCAGCCTACATCGCCCTGTAGGTACCGCCGAGACGTTTCTGCGCCGCGATCGCCTCAACCTCTGTCTTGTACGACCGCTTCTGACCATTCGGTGCGGTGTGCACGTAGGTCTTGCTCGTCTGCTGTGTCTTCTTGCCGCATGCGCACGCCATGGCTACTCCTTGATCTTCGCGCGGAGGGATTCGATCCGCTTCTGCCGAAGCGTCGCGCGGAGAGGTTCGACCTTCGCGGCCTTCTTCTCCGCGTGCCGGTACTCGGCGACAGCGGTGCGGACGATGCCCGCGATCTGCTCCGCGTCCAGGTTGGGCGACGCGGAAGCGGTGACGGCGGGGTCAGGGGGGATGACGCCCGCCGCCACCAGTGCGGTCTGGACTCCTTCGGCCGATGCCACCATAGGTGCCGGGATGGGGAATCCGGGCACGTTGACGACAAGTCCAGCCACGAGTTCCAGGTTGCCGCCGATAGCACGCCAGTCGCCGGAAACGCGGCCCGACGCGCGGAGAGCGTGCCGCTGTTCGTCGGTCACGCCGGGGCGGAGGACACCGGAGAACCAGATACCGAAGTCGTCTTCCCCGACGTGCACGTCAGCGACGGCCGCGCCCGTGTTGTCGTAGTGGGCGGCGGCGATCTTCGCGGACGCGTTGAGGGGAGCGTGTCCGGTGTCCATGGTGATCTGTCCCACGGACACGGGGCCTTCGGTGGTGTCGACGACACCGGTCTGGTAGTACCAGTAGTCGGTCATGGACGGCGGCGCTTCGGTGCACACGCCGTCGATGCCGATGTGGCAGACACCCCACTGGGCGATGTACCCGTACACCTGGTCACCGTCGACGACGACCCCGACCCGCGGGTTGTCGAGTTCCTTCCGCTTGAACAGGTCAGCGTCGAAGACGCGGGTGCTGGCGGCGGTGATGGTGAAGATCGGGGCGGGGGTGAGGGCGCTCGCGGTGAGGGCGATCGCGTGCTTCCCGCGTCCGTGGGTGGCGGGCCAGATGCCGATTGCCTCCTTATGCATGTTGGCGCATGCACCGGCGAGCCAGGCGGGGTTTTTGATGTACTTGACCAACTGGCGGCGGCACCGGTTGAAGTCTCCGGGCTGGCCCCACCTGATCTTGAGGGCACCCTTTCCGCGCACCCAGTAGCGGCGGATGCGTGCGGTGGGGATGGGGTGGGTGATCCAGCCGGGGCCGTCCTTCGTGCCAGGCGCGAACGCGGCGGCGACGATAGCCTCCGGGTGGCTTTCCTCCAGCCACTCGTCCTGCTCTTCCGGCGACATGGCGTTGTACTCTTCGAGTTCCGCCTCGGTCAGACCGGTCAGGTCGACGACCTGCGCCGCCCAACCCTCGGGGATCAGGTCGGCGTGACCGAGAGCACGAGCGCGCTTCTTGATGTGTGCCCGTGCGGCGGCCGGGTCCTTCGCGCGGCCGATCGCCTGGATCGCGTTGCGGAGGTCTTCCTCATCCACGATCGGGAACGACCCGTCCGGGAGCGCCTTGCCCTCCTTCGCGAGACGGCGACGCTCTTCCGCGGAGTAGTCGCGGAACTCTTCGACCTCAGCGTCGGCCTCTTCCGCGCAGGACGCGCACGCGGCAAGCGACTCGGTGTCGAGTTCCTCCGGGAACTCCCACCCGAGCGCAAGGAACGCCTCCTGGAACGCGGGGATCGCGACGATCGTCGCACCGGACACGCGGGCCTCGGCGAACTCGACGAACTGGCGGGTCTCGTCCTCGACCATTTCGCCGATCACGAAGTTGTCCACGTCCACGGACACACCACGGACGGTGCCGTCGATGATGCCCTCGATGACCTCGGAGGTCTTCTCCCGCGTGACGATCAGCGCGCCCCGGAACTTGTACAGGTTCCCGTCGCGGAAGATTTCGTCGATCCGCCCCACGGTCACGGCCGACTTGTGACCCTCGTCGGACATGATCTGGTACTGGAGCGGGAGCGGCAGGTCACGGTGGCTGAGCGAGTTGATCGCGAACTGCCGCCCGTCTCCCGTGGGCACCCCCTCGGGGGCGAGGACACCATGCACGGGAATCTCGGTGACCTCTTCCTCGTCGTCGTCGAGTTCGTCGGCCGGGAAATCGTCGTCCTCTTCGACAGCCTCGACCTCAAGGTCTGCGTCGTCTTCGAGCGCGAAGGTTGTGGGACTCACGTTCGCTGTTCCTCTCCGCTCTGCGGGCTGGATGATGCACCGGCAGTTGATCCATACTTCGGGCGGACCCACCGGGTCACCGGGGAACCGGAGTTCAAACCCGCCTACATTGAAGGGTGCCGCAACAGGACGCACCTGTCCATCAGCGACGACGTGCGTCTCCCGAACCGACCGGTCGTGCATGGTCACCCACCGCTTCCCGCGGGTGCCGCGTGCACCGGACCCAGCCCAGGTGGCGTGGTTGACGGTGAACGTGCCCAACCAGCGGGTGACCCGTTCAACCTGAGCCTCGGTCACTTCCCCTTCGGGGCGTTCGGTCTGCGCAAGGGACTCACCGATCGACTCCTGGAAGCGGGGCATGTACCGTTCGCTGTCCGCGTTCGGCGCTTCGGACGAGAACACTTCCAGCCAGATCACGGACGCGTCGGCGATGAGTTCCTTCCGCCAGTCCGGGTCCCCAGCCATGTACAGGCCGAGCGCTTCCCTGACCGACCGGATCAGTTCGTCGTCCGCGCGACGGAAGATCGCGCGACGGTTGGCAGCGAACTCTTCACTCAGCATCGTCGACCCCGATGAACGCGCGGAACGTGTTCGTGTCGTGCGGGAGGTTATTCGCGAACAGGTACCGCACGTAGTCGTCCATCTGCTTCGCGGTGATCGAGATAGGCGGCAGGGAACCCAGGATCGTCCACGCGTCCATGAGCACGTCGTCTACCTGCTCCGGGGTCATCTTCTGCGTGAACCTGTGCAGGGTGTGGGGGGCGACGTTCTCCGCGCCCATACTGATCCGGTCACGGTACTTCGACTTGATCCGGTTCCCGGCGCGCTCCAGCGCACGGAACACGACAACCTCAGCGACGGCCGCTTCCTCACTGCGGCGGTGGCGGCGTGCGTTCGGGTCGGGCGGGTTCCGGTCAGGGTGCTCCATGAGCGACGGGGTTTCCGTGGCGGGGTGCTCGCGGACGGTGATCGTTTCCGGGTCGATCGGCAGTTTCACGCCGAGCATTTCGAGCGCGGCGGCGACAACCTCGGGGGTGGTCATGCCGGATGCGGCCTTGCGGATGAAGAACTCGCGACGCTCTTCGTCGCCCATCGCGTCGTCCGTCTCGAACCCGTTCTCCCGGATCGCGGCTTCCGCGGCCAGCACACCCCGGTCGTACAGTTCGATCGCTTCCTTCGACCGGTCGGGGCGGAGCCGCATGTGCGCGGTGTCGACGGTGAACGCGAAGTTCCGTGCTTCCTCCGCGGTCATGCCCGTCGCCTCAAGGTAGGGGCGAAGGTACCCCTCGGTGAGGGACGTGACGATGATCTGGAGAAGCGGTTCGGTGTGCGCCTTGATCGACGCGTCCTCGATCTGCCAGGCACCCCAGTGGTTGACTTCCCCGGTCCCGGTGAGGACCTCAGGGGGCATGTCCATGCCGAGCGCGAGGCGGCGGATCGCTTCCTTGCGGAGTTCGATCGCCTGTTCGTCGAGGGGGGTGGAGAACACCAGGTGCCGCACCTTGTCGAGGTACTCACCGTTCGCCTGGAGCAGGATGGGGACCAGCGCGGACGGGTCTTCCCGGTTCGCGATCGCGGTCATCATCGTCTGCATCAGTTCGTCGAGGAACGGGTCCAGGGCCATGTTCGACTGGTGCTCACCGTTCTCGTCTTCGGTGACGTTCGACGTGGTGGCGAAGGTGATGTTGTCGGGCAGGAGCAGGATGCCCGCACCTGCCAGGCGCGAGTCGATCTGCGCGGAGACGTGCTTGGTGAGGCCGTCAATCTCGGCCAGCACGGGGAGCACGGCGCGTGCGGGCGAGTCGGGTGCGTTGTTCGTCTTCGGGTGCGGACGCCACAGCCGGATGATCAGCGGGTCCTTGACTTCCTTCTTCCCGATCCGCCACGCGTCGCCGACTTTGGTGAGTTCGGTGGACGCGACGATCCACCACTTGTCGCCAGGGTCGTCGCCGCCGTCTTCGCCGACGAGGTACGCCTCACCGGCGACGGTGAACTGGATGCCCAACTGGCGGAACATTTCCTTCTGCCCCTCACGTCCCCCGAAGAGGGAGTGGAGGGCGTCGAACGCGGGTCCGTCCTCGACGCGTTCACCGTCTCGTGCGACGTGGAGGACGGCGCGGGACAGGACGTTCCCAACCCAGGCGCACGCGAACCGGAACTCGCCGATGGTGTCGTACCAGAGCCAGGCGCGTTCCTGCCACGCCTTCTCGCTCTTGGGGCGCTTCGTGGTGTCGTCTTTGCGGGGACCGGCGATGCGACGGGCGGCGGCGACAATCGCCTTCCCCTTGGGGGTGGCGATCACTTCCGCCTGGTACTCGTTGCGAGGCATCGTGCGTCCTACTCCTTAGGTTCGTCGCGAACGATCACCATGGCGGCGGCGTACCCGAGGGCGAGCATGCCCCACACGATCCACCATGAGTACAGGAAGATCGGGTGCAGGTCGGTGAGCAGGAACCAGACGATACAGACCAGCCCAACCCACGACGACAGACACCACCAACAGAGGAACAACTTCGACCAGGGGCCGTCGTTTGTGATGCGGGACCAGGTGACCCTCCACCACACGGCAGGCGGGAAGTCGTCGTACACGACAACGCGCGTCAGACGCGCTACGCCGAGGATGCCGACGACGATCGCGAGTATGGCGATGTAGATGTTGTCCAGCGCCGCCGTCACGCGGACCTCCTATCACGCCAACCGCCCCTGCGGCGAATCGTAGCGCCTCTGGCGCTCTTGATGTTGGCGACGCTCGTGGCGTTGATCAGTTCGTCGAGCGCCCACACGAGCGCGTCGACCCGGTTGGGCGACGGTCCTTCACCCGGAACCCATGTCAGCATTTCGGTTTCCAGTTCCGCGAGGTCTCCGCTGTGGTACACGCGGGACTGTTCGTAGAGGCCGACGATCGGTTCCGCGCGGAGCGCCTTCGAGCGCATCGCCTGCTTCACGATGATACGAGGCGTGATGCCCATTGCTTCGGCTTCTGTCTCGATGACCTTCTTCACCATGTCGCCGCCGAAGTTCTTCTCGGCGATGATCGCGTCCGCTTCCAGGTCGCGGTAGATCGACAGGGCCATGCGCGCCCAACCCTGGGGGCTGTACTTCCCGGACGCGTCCTTGAGGACGAAGCCGCGCTTCCCGGAGCGTGCGGCGGCGACGATGCCGGTCTCGTCGGAGCGCTTGTTCTGCGATCCGGCAGGGTCGATCGCGACAACGATACGGTCGAACTCGGGAAGGTCGGTGTCACGCGGCCACCGCTGGAGCCACTCTTCCTGCCACTGTGCACCTTCCACGTCGAGCAGGAGTTCGCCGTACAACTCCTGGCGTCCCTTGCGGGTACCTTCGTACGCGGCGATGACCTCTTCCTTGAAGTTCGGGGCGAGGTTGTCGAGGTTCGCGTAGGTGGATACGCGGACGACGCGGGTGTTCTCCCGCGACTGAATATCTCGCACCCACTTCGTCGGCAGGGGTGTCGAGGTCAGCACGACGTGGGGGCGGTTCCCGAGGCGCAGACCGAACATCAGGTTCGACCAGACTTCCTCGATGAGCGGCATGTGCGCGGGTTCGTCGAGCCACGCGAACCCGTGCTGGGGGCCGCGGAGACGGTCGGGTTCCTCAGCGGAGAACGTGGTGGCGATGCACCCGGACGCGAACGTGAGGCGACGCTTCGACGGTTCCCACTTGACGGGCTGACCGGCGTACGCGCAGACGGCGATGATGCCCGATTCGCCCTCGATCATCGTGTCACGCACGTCAGCGCCGGTCGGGGCGATCAACGCCATGCGGCCGACGCGTTCGCTCATCTTCCGGGTGTACTCGGCACCGGTTCTGGTCTTCCCGGACCCGCGTCCACCGGACAGGAACCAGGTGAACCAGTCCACACCGGGCGGGGGCCACTGGTCGGAGCGTGCATGCGGGTACGGGTACCCCTTGTGCGGCTTCCCGTCGCAGTTGCGGCCCGGTTTCGCGCAGTACCAGGCGCGTCGACGGCCCTCCACAAGGTCTTCGACGGCCGATGCGGCCTGTGCGCGGGCTTCCGGGGACCATCCTTCGGCCATTGCCTTGATTTCGGCGGGCGTGAGCAGGCCGGGGAACTCGTCGTCGGGTTCCTGGTCGTCGGGGAAGGGGGTTCTGGTGGTCATCTGAGCCTCACGATCTTCCAGTCACCGTGCCCGCGCCCCCTGAGGCGTTCTTTCTGGTACCCGCCGAGGACGATGTTGCTCAGCGGGGGTTCTTTCTGCATGATTTCGTCCCACATGACCTCGCCCTGGCTGTCGTACACGGCGAAAGCGAGCGCGGCACGGCCCACGTACTCGGCTGTGATCATGCGGCGGTTGAACGCGGCGTCTTCTATCTCCGCGAGCGCGCTCGGGAACGTGGAGAACCGGGCGGATACCCGCTTTTCGGGCATCTGCGCTTCGATCTGGAGGCGGATTTCCTCGTCAATCATCCGCTTCCCGCCATTCCCCGGTGTCCGGGTCCTGTTCCATGGTGAGTTCCTCGAACGGGTCGCCTTCGATGGGCATGGTGGCACCGTTGAACGCGGCGACTGCGGCGACCCACTGGTCGAGTTCGTCCTTGGAGGGGAGGCCCAACTGGACGTTGATGGGTGCGTCGAGGCCCAGGAGGCGGGCTTTGCGGTCGACGACCTGCATGGCGGCGCGGAGGTACGCCAACTGCTGGTCGTCTTCCTTGTCGAGGGCGCGGTCCACAACCGAGCGGAGGAACGCGTCCAACTGCAACGCGACCCGCTGACGCTGTTTGGTCTTGTCTTCGTTGTCGTCGAGGCTGTCAGCGAGGACGCGTTCGACGGCCATGCGTGCGGTGGCGACACTGATCCCGAACTCGTCGGCGATTTCGGGGTAGTTCGCGCCTCTGGTCCAGAGGGCGACGATCCCGCGGGCCATGACCTCGCTCATCGTCTCCGCGTCACGCACATCCTTGTTGGTGCCGATGCGTTTCTGGATGCGGCGGATGCTGAGGTCTTCGGGAAGACGGTCAAGGTCGTCGCCAGGTGTCTGTTCCGCTTCGGCCACTACCGTCTCCCCTGGAAAGTACTTCTCTGCCAAGCGACATGATAGGCGAGAAAGTACTACTTTTTGGGGGTACGTAACGGTTGTGTGGGACAATATGGGTATGGCTCGTCCCCCGATCGGTTCCCTGCCCATGACGCACACCGTCAAGTTCCGGCTGGATGACGTTGACCTGTCGGACCTGCATGATATTCGGGACGGCCGGTCGGTGTCGGAGACGATCCGTGCGCTGATCAAGGCGGAGAAGAAGCGTCGGTCGCGTCGTGCACGGTGAAGCCCCCCACCCGATTCGGTAGGTGGGGGGCTGTGGGCCGCGTACTGGTCGCGGCTGATCTGGGCTGGATCAGGTCGAGTCTAGGTGATCGTTTCGTCGCGGCGGTTCAACCGGGCCGCACCGCGGACTGCTTCCTCGTACGAGTCGAACCCGATCGGGTGCACGTAGTCGACCTGTCCTGCGCTGTCGGTGCGTGCGACGAACCAGGTGTGCTCCGGGTTGGGCGGGACGGTCTGCGGGTAAGCGACCCACGCGTCGGCGGGGTACGGTGCCGGTGTGATCATATTGTGGGACATTACCAGGAGGGTCTGGTGAAGTCGTCAGGCCGGTTTGATGCCTTGAACACTTCATGCAGGGGCACCCACTGTTCCACGGTCCCGGTCCTCTTCCCGTTCGCTTCACCCTCGAACACCACCCGGTGCATGAGTACCAGGTCTTCGCGGAGTGCCATGTCCTTGTCGGTCGGGTCGTAGATCACGCGTCCTCCCTCGTTCCTGGTGATGTTCACTTGACCTCCCCGGTGTTCACGTCCACCCCACGCACCCACACCGGTTCCGGGTCCTGTTCGGCTTCCGCGTTCCACGAGTCGAAGTCGCCGTTGTACGCGAGCCACGAGTTGATCTGCCAGCGTCCCCTCTGCGGGAGGGGCCACACAATGTTCCGCTCATGGAGCGCCTTCATCGTCCGTGCAACCGAAGGCTGGTGCACCCCCAACCGGTTCGCGATTTCTTGCTGGGTGATGTACGCGGTAGCGCCACCCTTCTCCGGGACGGCCGCGAGCATCGCGAACAGCACACGCGCCTCCAACCCGGACAACTCCAGCCTGGTCATCACACCCATATCGACGAGAGACACCTGATCCCTCCAACCTCTCCGACGCTTCCGCCGCCTCGGCACGTTCACCGCGACAGCCTGACCCGTCTCCAGAACCTCCCCCCGATACCGGGCGAGCGACACAGGGACAGCGTTCTTTTCCATACCCCCCATATTATCGTCCACTAACCCCCAGCACATCGAGCCAATCACCCACACGTTATCAGCCCTTTTTCCGCAAAACCCCTGATCAAACCCCCCAAACACCCCCCAAACACCAAATCTTCCCCTTGTCTGTCATGTCCCCCCAACCACACCTAACCACCCCACCCAAATAATGTGGGACATAACCACCCCACCACGCGAGAGCACAAGACAACGGAGAGCGTATGTGGAGGGTTGCGTAGGGTGGGCTGGGGGCCTAGACTGGTGGTACACCAGATGGAAGGGGTGAGGCAAACAAGGACTCGCGCAGATCGCGGGTTCAAAAAGTAATACTTTCAGCGACAAAAGGGTGTCGCGCGTACCCACCAAACGCGCCCCGAATGCGGATACCGGAGTCATAGCGGTATTCGGAGTACCCCAGGGACAACCCGCCACGCGGCCCCCTGACGGTCGAAAGATTGCACGGTCACACTGTCACCACGCCTAGCGTGGTCAGGGCAGACCTCCGCCACGTCCGACGTGAGCACACCGCGACTTATCCTCTAGGTGCATGTTCCGACGTGTCCGATGACGCCCGTCCCCAGTGTGTCTGTGTGTGGATGTGGGATGACTTGGCAGTCCGGTTGCCCTCCTACGGGAAAGTGTTACTTTCCAGAATAGGAGAGCCATCATGGCTAAGACCGCAGTCAAGCAGTCCATCACCCGTACGCGGAACCTCGACGAGATTGTGGCTGAGTTCGCTCAGATCACGGATTCGGGTTCCCTCCGCTACCACCAGGCGCGACTCGCGTTCGAGTTCGTCGGGAACACGGAGGGCAAGGAGGCCGCCGAACTCAAGGAGAAGTTCGCTCGTGAGGCGAACGAGGCCCTGCGTCGGCGTGCGGAGAAGGAACTCTCCGTTCCGGGTGTCACGAACCTGGTGAACACGTGGCAGTACATGCTGCGAGCGAACCTGGACACGACGCCGGGTGAGGACACGTACCAGATCGCGAAGGCCGCGTTCGGTCTCGCGTCGCAGTCCTTCCGGAAGAAGGAGGACAACTACGTCATCCCGGCGATCCAGGCGATCCAGAACGGGGAGCACCCCGTGAAGGCGTTCCAGGACGCGCAGTCCCGACTCATCGCCGACAAGAAGGCCGCCGCTCAGGCGCGCAAGAAGGAGGAAGAGTCGGACGAGGCGATCACGTACGACGCGATCGTCGCCGTCCTCCAGGTGATCCCCACGAAGTGGGACACCCTGGACGAGTCGGAGAAGGCCGCCGTCCGCGACCTCATCGCCAACCTCGCCCCCGTCGTCGCGTAAGCGACAACCCAACCACCCAACCATCAGCAAAACTGAGGGTGCCCGGGCTGTCAAGCGATCCCACATCCACCCGGTAAGTGTCAGTCGCTTAGCCGTGGCACGCCACCCGACACCCCCGAAAGTACTACTTTCCGGGGGAGACAGGAGGCACACCATGACCAACCCGAACCTGCACCCCGAACTCGCCACCGACAAAACCGTCTCCGACATGACCTCGACCGAGTTCCAGCGCGCATACCCGGACAGTGGAGACCAACCGATCTGGTACTTCAGCGACGACGAACTCGCCTACCGGTACTCCAAGGAATACAGCCGGTGCGTGTACGACACACCCTCCTACGAGTGCGTGTACTGCCACCGCGCCGACCACTAACCAACCACCCTTTGGCGTGCCCCGACTTGGCGACTGACACAACCTACCCTGGCTACCTCGAAGGCGCGGCAAACCACCCCCCACAGGACACCCCCCAACCTGGGTTTGTCGCGCCCTCCAGGTAGCCAGAAAAGTACTACTTTCCGGACAACCTGAAAGGAGTCCCCATCATGGACGTTGAGGACTGCACGGACTGGGTGCTGGACAACCTCCGCAACCTGCCCGACTAACCAGACCCGCCAGAGAACCACCCCCAGTGGTGGTGCTTTGGTGTGCCCGGAAACCGAACCCCCGAAAGTACTACTTTCCGGCCGCGCCACACGCGACACGGAAACCCCGCACCACCACCAGAAAGTACTACTTTCCGGACAGCCGGAGAGACAGTGCGGGAACCCGGCACGCCGGGAACTCCTGACACCCAACCGGGTGCCAGACCAACCGCCCGAAAGTACTACTTTCCGGGCACCACAGAAAGGAAACCGACCATGCACTGGTCAATCCCCACAGCCGTCGCGGACGTGAACTTCGGCGGCACGTTCACCATCAACGCATGCCAACGCACCGGAGCCGGTCGGCTGGCGCTCAAGAAGGTCACCTGCAAGGAATGCAAGTACCTGATCGAGCACCCGCAGACCCCGAACCAAGCGGCGGCGTTGCTGTACGCGCAACTCAAGGACACCCCGGACACGTACATGTACCACATCAAGTGCGAGGACTGCGACGAGAACATCGACACGATCGTGTTCAAGGACGAGGAACCCTACGTGTCCATCGGACGCATCCTCACGTTCCTCGGACACGCCGCGTTCGACCACCAGTTCTCCTGCCAGGTGCAGATCGTCCGCACCGAGGTTGTCCTCACCCGGTACGCGCTCGCCCTCGCGATCGGCAAGGAACCTGCCTCCCAAGCGGAGATGGACTACCGTGCCGCCCACCAACTGGCGGCCCCCGTTTCCGGAGCCTGACACGACTTGCCCAGGACCCCCTAGTATGGTATACTAGTAGTATACAAGTTGAAGTGGGTCCTGGTCATTCGTGTACCCACACGCAAGACTTGGCAGAAAGTACTACTTTCCGCCCGACCAAAGGAACAACTGATGACAACCGACACCACCACCAGCATCGCCGCTGGCTGGTACACCGACCCCGCACAGAACCACCTGGAACGCTGGTGGGACGGCACACAGTGGACGCAGAACGTCCGTGTGCGCCAGACCGCCCCCATCCAGGTGCCGCCCCCCGTCCCCGCACGTCACGCCTCGCACGGGCCGCTCACGCACGGTGAGTTGACAGTGGATCGGCGAGTGGTCTACACACGCCAGCAGAAGGACCACTCCGTGGTTCTCCACATCATGCTGGCGTTCCTCACAGCAGGACTGTCCCTGCCGTGGACGATCTACTACGCCGTCAGCCCGAACCACTTCTTCCACACCTGAGAAGCGCGTGAGCGGTGCGAGCCGCCTCCCCCTACCACCCTGGGGGGAGGCGGTTCGGGCTGTTCAGGCCCAACCAACCGGAAAGTACTACTTTCCACGACAACCAGAGAGAGAGCAGGAACGTGAGAATCAAGCACATTCTCGCCAGTGCCGGTGCGGTCGCACTGGTCCTCGCAGGTGCGTTCGTCGCACCGACCGCCGCGTCAGCCTCCACGGAGCCGCCGCCCACCGAGCCGCCGATCGTCGAGGTCGTCGAGCCGGAAGTCACCGACCCGGTGACCGCCCCTGACCCCGAGCCGGTCGCAGAGCCGCCCGCACCCGAGGTCGTCGAGTCGGAGCCGGTCGTCGAGCCGGAGCCCGCGCCGGACACCGCCGAAAGTACTACTTTCTCGGCGCAGGGGAAGGGCCACGGAAAGCCCGACTTCATCTGCGACGAGACGAGCGACGGCTGGCTTCCGAAGCAGGACGCGGCGGGCAACCCGGCGACGGTCGAGTTCACCGCACCGGAGGACATGCTCGTCGACAAGTACTGCGTCAAGGCAGGCAAGATCAAGCACATCATCGCGGTCGACCCGCCGTCGCGTACGGTGACCATCGACCACCCGGACAAGGACAGCGTGAGCCACTACCAGGTCCACCTGATCCCGGCCCCGAAGGATACGCCTCCGCCCGTTCTGAACGGATGCTCGGCGTACGGTGCTGGTCCGGTCTCGACGAACGTGAACCCGCTGTGGACCGACGTGGACACCCGTGACGCGGGGCACTACGAGTACGTACCCGGCGGTCTGCACATCTGGACCGACGACAACTCCAGCCAGGCGAAGGTCTCGCTGGGCTACCCGGCGGCGTTCCCGCTCCACAACACCGGCGTCCTGGACATCCAGTACGAGGGCACGGGCATCGTCCCCGGCATCAACCTGTTCGTCGACTTCGACAACGACTCCACGTTCGACGGCATCCTCGTCTACGAGGCGGTGTACGGTCAGGACCTCTGGCTCACCGGATCGTCGGCGGACTTCGTGAAGGCGGCCGCCCCGGTGGTCGGCGGCGGCAACGGCTCGCAGTGGCACGGCACGATCGACCAGTGGCTCAGCGCGTTCCCCGACGCTCAGGTCCAGGGCGTCGCGTTCGCCCTCGGCTCGGGTGTGCTCGGTGACGGCGTGATCAAGTCGATCACCGTTGGGTGCCTGACCTACACGTTCGACTACATCCCGCCGCAGACCTATGAGCCGACGTGCACGACGGTCACCGGGTCGCAGACCATCATCGGCGACGGCGTGCTGACGGTCCCCGGCGGCTGGGAGTCGGCGACGATCCCCGTCCCCTTCACCGGCACGCTCGCTGACGTGGGCACCGTGCTGAACATCGAGGCCGACCCGATCCAGTACGTCGGACTGCACATCCACACCGCCCAGGGCACGATCGTCTTCGAGGAAGAGCCGACCTACGGCGGCAACCTCTGGTCGACGGTCGCATGGGACGGCGTGAACCCCGGCATGGGCTACGCCGCGTTCGGGTCGATCACCGAGTTCATCCACCTGAACGGTGCGGTCGAGGTCACCGGCATCGACCTGCTCTACACGCACCCCGACGCGTCGAGCACCACGGTGTCGGAGTTCACGATCGGGTGCGTCACCTACACGTTCGAGCCGGTCGCGACCGACCCCGGCCCGCTCGTGGAGTGGGACGACGTGATCGAGACGGACTGCGAGACGCGCACCGTCACGATGTACACGTACAAGCGCACCGCCGAGTCGATCTACGACCCGCAGACCAACACCTACTCGCACGGCGAGTTCGGTGACTGGGTGCTGGCCGACTTCGTGAGCGACCAGGCGACCGTCGAAGAGTGCCCGGTCCCCGACACCGAGGACCCGGACCCGACCGAGACGCCCACCGTGGTCAAGACGAGCACCAAGACGCTCGCCACCACGGGCGGCGGTGAAGTCGACCCGCTGTGGCCCCTGTACGGTCTGCTGATCGTCGCGGCCGGTGGTCTGCTCGTCGGCTTCGGCAAGTTCATCCCGATCCGCAAGCGCTGACCTGTGCGGCTCACCCCCAGTCACCACGCCTGGGGGTGGGTCGGGCCTGGTCAGGCCCCTCAACAAGAGAGAGAGACACCCATGCAAGACCAACTCAACGTCCTCGCCGGGAAGATCGCTGACCTGTGCGACGAGTCCGGGCTTCCCGTGCTCGGCTTCACGATCCTCGTGCGCGAGTCGGACGAATCGTTCATCAGCGAGTCCCGCACCCGGACGGACAACCGGGCGTACATCAAGTCGCTCGGTCAGTACGTGCTCGACGAAATCGCTGACCCCTCGGGCTGGGAGCCGTCATGAGCACCCTCACCGGCACGCACGTCCTCAACGACTTGCTCCGTGCGCTCCGCACCGTCAGCGAGGACCGCCCCGAGTCCGAGTGGGGCAGGTGGATACACGCCGCCATGACCGTCGAGAAAATGAGCGGTGGCCTGTCCGTATGGGCCAACTTCAACGACTCCCTCGACGTGATGAGCATGTCCGCCGACTTCACCCCCGAGGGGAGGGTCAAGCGTCTCGCGTTCGAGTCGCCCCGGAACATGGTGTGGAACCCGATGGGTGCCCGCCTGTACCGGAGCAACAACGAGTGGGACTCGCACGCCTACCGCGGGTTGAAGACGCTCGCCATGACGCCCGAGACGTACGTCGGGTGGGACGAGGCGAAGAACCAGGTCCACGCGTACCACCGGGTGATTCCCAGCCTCGGAAAGTAGTACTTTCCAGTGCCGACGAAGAGAGAGCGTCGGCCGCAAGCCACCACGTCAACGATGACGTGGCACACACAGCCCCCAGGTCCCTTCTCTCTCTCGGGACCTGGGGGCGCAATCTTCCCTCCCCCACATCACAGAAGAAAGGCGACAGCCATGGCTCGTAAGCAGAAGTTGACCAAGCAGACGAAGATGAAGGACTTGCCCGAGGACCTGACACCATCCGAAGCGGAGGCCCTGTTCGGGAGCGTCGTGGACCCGGCGATCCAGGTTCTCGTCAGCGCACAGAAGAAGCACCTTGGTCTGAGCGATTTGGAGTTCAACGCGATCATCCGGCAGGCGTCCGACCTCATGAGCGCATGCGTTGACACATCGCTGATGGACAACCTGACGGTCGAAGAGGTCAACCAGTCGTTCGGTCTGCTCAGCGACCTGATGATGCTGGGTCTGCTCTCGTACCGCATCCACTCGATGAAGCAGGACGAGGGGGAGAAGTGGAACATGCTTCTCGCGAATATGCTCGCCGGTCAGGTCGAACAAATCATCCAGAAGTCGCAGGAGGACGAGTCATGAGCATGTTCGACCTCGCGATCGGCAACTCGGGGCTTCCGAAGGAGGTTATGTTCCCGTTCCTCGGCGTCCCGATGCCGGAGATTCCCAGGTATCGGGATCACTGGCTGGAACTCGACGGTGACGCGATCGTGCTCGCCGTGTACACCCGCACAGGCGGTGGGAACCGTAAGGAATACGCCGAGCAAATCAAGGAACTCTGCAACTTCCCGACCTTCATGGTCGAGACCGACGACTCGTACGACAACACGTACATGACGTTCCGGTTCCGGCTGGACTACCCGACGTTCGTCGAGCGGTGCCGTGCCGTGGACGAAGCGCTGTGCCAGGGGCGTGATCGGGTAGATGCGTACGACAGGCTGTGGGGTGCGTACCGTCGAGCCGCAGACCAGACGCCGCGCGACATGTCCGTGATCTGGCGGGCGATGATCAACAGCATTGGAGGGGACGCGTGATCAAACTGACGAAACTGCACGACCCGGACCAGTACTGGATCGTGCGCATCTGCGTGACGGTCGCGGAGTGTGCGGAGCCGCTCTCTTCCAGTGTCGTCCGTGAGTGTGACGAGTGCGGTGTCCCGGTCTGGTATGACACGGCACAGGTAGTTCCCCGGCCGCTGTCCGACGAAGGCAAGGAGCCGGATGGGGAGGTTCTGCTGTGCCTGGTCTGCACCATGACCCACATGATGGTGTCGAAGGAGCCGCCTAAGTGGATTGGTGGTTCCTGACACGATTTGCATAACTCCCCCTAGTATGGTATACTAGTAGTAGTGAAGTTGAAGTGGGTCTCCCCCCTTCAACACCAACCGGAAAGTACTACTTTCCAGAGAGAGAGAGACGGCTGTGGTTGACCAACTCGAATACAAGCCGACCGTGGACGCGATGATCGCGACACTTCAATGCATGGGAGTCGACGGCGAAACCCTGCTGGGCGACGCCGACTTCGTGAAGATGCTGTTCGACGACCTGCTCGACCGAGAGCACGGTGACGTGCGACTGCTCCGCCCCATGCTGGACCTCGCCTACCTCGGCATCCTCACCCACCGTCGCATGCAGTTCGAGGGCGACGACGGGAACCTCTTCACCCCCGACTTCGGCGCGACCAACTACTCTGCCACGTTCGCGGCACTCGCCACTTCGTTCGAGCAACAACTCAGCGTCCCGAAAGTACTACTTTTCAAGGCGCTCGCCGAGGCTGGTGCCCGAGCGATCCGCCTCTTCCGCTCCCCCGACACCGACGAACGAACCGCCGACCTCCACAAGGACGCGATGGTGCTGTGCGCGATCGGCCTGATCGTCCACCGTCACCTTCCTCGCACCGACACCCCACCGCTCTGAAAGGAGAGCATAACCATGCCGATGAATGAAGTCCTCTTGAAGACGATCTTCAGTCCATCCGAAGGCCGAACCTACGGTCGCTTCAACGAGGGCTATGCGCTCGCCGAAGCGATGGGTGCTGTCGTCGCACTCGAAGTCACGTACAAGAACGGGGAGCGGGTGCGGCAGTTCGGGCAGATCGTCGGGGTGACCGACCGTCTCCGCGCACTCAACAGTGAGGCGATCGAGTCGATCGAGGAACTGTTCCAGCAGGAAGACCAGGTGACGGAGACGATCATCTACTTCGAGGGCCGCAACATGCGGATCGTGTGGGCGGAAGTGGCGGTCGCCGTTGCTGAGGTCGCGGTCTTGCATGGAACTGAGGGCGAGGAATCATGAGCGACAGCAAGAAGAAGAAGGACAAGAAGTCCCTGCTTCCACCGGAGCAGGAGCAGAACCTTCGGCGGCTCGAAGACGAGGCCGACGAGGCGCTCCGCCGTATGCGTCGGGTCAAGTCCGAACTCGACGCGGCTCTGTCCAGCGCGGACGAGGCGATCGCAGAGGCGCGACGTGCTCGTCAGGCGAAGCATGGGCACGCGGTCCCGGCTGAACCTGCGCCCGGGTCGATCATCAAGTACAGCGTGCAGTTCGATAAGGAAGGCACGGTGTTCCAGTACGTCGCGTACCGTGCGCCGAACGGCGGCCTCTGGTACCGCACGGGGCACACGACCGGCTGGCGGTGGGACGAAATCGTCCGCCACATGATGCTCGACGTGACCGCACAGCGGCTCGGCATCGAGTTCTTCCTGCTGACCGGCTCGGGCCGGTGGGTCAGCGAGCGGAAGGAAGACCTCGTGGAGGCGGCAAGAACGTACCAGGTCTGAGGGCTAGCCACCCTCGGGGGAGACACCTGGTACCACCCGCTGGCATCTGAGACCAGCGGAGAAAGTACTACTTTCCCCAGGTAGTACTCATCACCGGAGGGGCGGCGGACCCAGCAACCACTGCCGCCCCTCCCCTCATGCTCCCGTCCACAGGGGACGGGTGAACCGGAAGGAACAGCCAACCATGGCAACTAGCACGAAAAAGGGAACCATCATCACGGGCGAAGAGGTCGACTTCCACGACGGGAAGAAGATCGTCCTGCCCCGCGGGATGACGTACGAGAAGGCGTTCGCCGTCCTCCAGCGGCTCAAGGAAGAGTCGGAGACGCTCACCGAGTTCAACCGGGTCTACCTCTACCGCCCGGATGACGGCGCGCACGCGACGTTCCACTGCATGAAGAAGCGGTGGGGCATGATCCTCGGCAAGGTCACCCAGTCGTTCTTCGGGACGTTCCCGGCCGAGCAGAAGACCATCGCGATCGGCTACGGCCAGACGATGCAGGTTCCGTGGGGGCGCGTGGAGATTCCTCACCTGGACGGCCTGGAGTTCTACGTCCTCGAAGACAACCACCGCGACTACGGCAAGGTGTTCCGGCTCTACGCCCGCGGCCCGAAGAAGTACAAGGAGGAAATCGAGGGCCTCTTCGATGACGTGCAGGAGTTCCTCCAGGCGAACTCGATCTACCGCGGGAAGGCGCTGATCGGGGCCGACGACCTGGAGTTCCTGAACCTCGACGTGGACATGTCCACGATCGTGTTCTCCGACAAGGTGTACGAGGAACTCGGCGGCATGGTGTGGTCGTCGCTTCGCTACGCCGACCGGATGCGCGCTGAGGGCCTGTCTCTCAAGCGGGCGGTCCTGCTCCACGGCCCGTACGGCACGGGCAAGACGAGCACGGGCATCCTCACAGCGAAGGAGGCGGTCGCCGCGGGCTGGACGTTCCTGTCGGCGAAGCCGGGTCGCGACAAGGTGGAGCGGGTGCTCCAGACGGCGCGCCTGTACCAGCCCGCTGTCGTGTTCGTCGAGGACATCGACGCGCAGTCGAACGACGGTGAGGCGGACAACGTGTCGCGTCTGCTCGACGCGTTCGACGGCATCACGGCGAAGGGTGGGGAACTCATGATCATCCTCACCACGAACCACCTGGGTCGCATCCACAAGGGGATGCTTCGTCCGGGTCGCCTCGACGGCATCGTCGAAATCGCGGCGCTCGACCGGAACGGGGTCGAGCGTCTCATCAAGGCCGTGGTCCCGGACGGGAAACTCTCCCCGAACGTGGACTACGACGCCGTGTACGCCTCGATGGACGGGTTCCTTCCGGCCTTCGTCCGCGAGACGATCAACCGTGCGATCACGTTCTCGGTCGCGCGCCTGGAGGGCAAGGGCGGGTACATCATCGACACGCCTGACCTCATCCACGCGGCGGACTCGCTCCAGCCTCAGTTGAAGGCCCTCACGGAGGCCAACGAGGGCGAGAAGCGTCCGACGCTGGACAAGGCGCTCATGTCCGCTGTCGAGGACAGCCTCGGTCGTGCTCAGACCTACGACGGTCACAACGACGAGTGGAACACCATCCAGATCGCCGAGCGGTCCGCGTAACACGGCAACCACGCCAGCAGGGGGTCACCTTCGGGTGGCCCCCTACTGGTGGCTTGGGGGTTGCCAGAAAGTACTACTTTCCAGGAGGTCAAGATGTGGGAGAAGTTCCACAGGCACGTGACGTGCCGTCTGTTCGGCCACTCGTGGGGCAACCGGCTCCACGGTCAGGTGTGCCGTCGCTGTCGCATCTGGCGTGAGAGACCGTACCCCCCTCACGACCGCTCCCCCTAGTGGACTATACTAGTGTCCATGTTCCGACGACCGATCACGTTTGACGAGAAGGTCAACGCACGGTTCACGCCGCGATCACGCTCCGAGTGCTGGTGGTGGGAAGGCTCTTTGAAGGAGGGCCGCCCCGCGATCAACCTCCGGCACGTGATGCGGTACATCTACGAGCGTGAGATAGCGCCGATCCCTCCGGGGATGGTGCTGTACCGCACCGACCACACGGACTGGTGCGGAATGCAAAGAGGTAGAACCTGCATCCACCATCGGTGCGTCAACCCGTGGCATGTCCGCCTCGTCCCCAACCGTGGGGGTATCTACGAGCGTGACACCAGCCACGACCTCACGTCGTCGGAACGCGCCGCAGTATACAAACGCCGGGTGAGGAAGAACCGGCGAGAACGGGGAGCGTTGTGATGACGAACGAGGCGAAGGGCACCAGCATCCGCAAGGTGTGGGTGCCGACAGAAATGAAGACGGCGATCGAGACGCTGTGCTGGCAGAAGCGCACACGGCCGAGTCCCTTCATCGTCTCGATTATCGAAGGGTTCCTCGCGGACCCTGATGCCTACCGTGGGGCGGAGATTCCGCCCGCTGGCAGGGACTACGTGTCGCTCTATATCGACGACTCGGTATGGAGAGAAGCGACCGATACGGCGGACAGCATGGGAACACGCCTGTCGGCTGTCGTGCGGGTTGGGGTGGCCCGTGTCCTTGCTGAGGAAGGCATACCGCTTGAAGTACATGCCGCTCGCCCTCGGCATGAACGCATTCCGCTTTCCGCATGACGGAAAGTACTACTTTTCTGGAGGACCAGATGAACATGAACCACGACGAGAACTGCCACATCGAACCCGACGAGAAGCGCCTCATGGTCAACGCGGAGTTCTCGAAGGAGAACGAGGGCACCGACCACGAAGAAATGAAGATCACGATGGAGTACCACCAGCACGGCATCGACGTGGAGGACTCGATCAAGGCCCTGCTCCTGCTGTGCGTGCGCGTGGCGATGGACAACCTCCCCGGCGACTTCATCGACCAGATGCCCGAGGGAAACATGCGGGACACGATCGCCCAGGCCATGGCTCAAGCGTGGGTGATGCGGCTGGTCCAGGGGATGCCGAGCATGGCGATGCTGGGCGCACAGATTCCCGACACGATCGAGGCGCTCCTGGAGCAGTTCGGGGAGAACGGTACGTCCTGATCCAAAGAGAGCGGCCCCCGGAGTTGTCCACTCCCGGGGGCCGCTCTAGGATCATGGGTATCTGACAACCCGGCGTGCCTCCAGTCTATACAGGGTGGCGCGCCTCGACGCAATGGAGGCGTTTCTGTGTCCACCTATAGGTTGTACCCCTCGCCCGCACCGGCCCCCGCATCTGGTCTCTGAACCAAGGTGTCGGCCGCGTACGCGCGCTTCTTGGACGCGCTCACCAGCAACGGATTCAAGTACAAGGCAGACGGAAGGGGCAGGGCACGCGCCCAGTGCCCCGGCCACAACGGTCAGGACCTCAACCTGGCCGTAGCGATTGGCGACCAGGGTGTCCTGGTCAGGTGCCACTCGTACGACTGCCCCGCCGAGGACATTGCACGCGCTTTGGGCCTCGAACTCGGTGACCTGTTCGACAAGGACGGTCGCGCCGTGTACCACTACCCGAATGGTCACGACGTGCTGAGGTTCCGCACGCGTGACGGGAAGGAGATTGTTCAGCGGAACCACCCCGGCAAGGTGACGCAGTTGTACCGTCACCCCGACAGCCAGCCGATCGAGGAAGCCGAGATTGTGGCGGTCGTCGAGGGAGAGAAGAGCGTTGATGCGGCGCTTCGTCTCGGCCTCCCGGCCGTGACCACATGGCCCGGTGGCGCGAAGGCGGTGGACAGTGTGGACCTGGACCCGCTCGTCGGCAAGCGTGTCCGCCTGATCGCGGACAACGACGAGCCGGGGCGCGCGGCAATGGCGCACCTGGCCGCAAGGCTGGCGGGTATCGCCACGGTCGAGTCGATCATGACGGCACCGAGAGAGAAGCAGGGTGTCGATGATGTGTGGCTGGATGGTGGTGAACTCGCAGACCTTGTGCCGCTCGATGTAGAGCCGTACCGGGCAGACAAGCCCGAGCCTGAGCGTGCTGTGTCCCTGCTCCGCATGGAGGACGTGAAGACCCGGAAACCCCGGTTCCTGTGGGAGAACATGATCCCGTACGGGGCGTTCGTCCTCATGGCTGGGAAGGGTGGCGTGGCGAAGTCCACGTTCGCGATCTGGCTGGCCGGTGGGATCACGCGCGGGAAGATTCCTGGGCATCTGTACGGTGAGCCGTCCACGGTTCTGTACGTGTCGCATGAGGACTCGGTTGAGGAAATCGTGAAGCCTCGCGCGATCGCGAACGGCGTTGACCTGTCCCGGTTCCATCGGCTCGGGATCACGTCGAAGAACGTGGAGGGTGTGTCGGTTCCTCGGTTGCCTGAGGACCTGGACTTGATCCGTCAGGCGATCCGGATGACGGACGCGAAGGTCATCATCATCGACCCGATCACGTCCACGGTCGGCGGTGACAACGACAAGTTGGCGGACGTGCGGCGTGTAGTCGACCCGCTCAACCAGTTGGGTCAGGAACTCGGCGTGTCGATCCTGGGGATCGCGCACTTCCGGAAGGGCGGTGGTGCCCAGTCGGACATGGTGTCGGGTTCGCACGCGTGGCGTGATGCGTCTCGTGGGCTGATGGTGTTCGCGAAGGAAGAGGCGATGGACGAGAACGGGGACGACAACCCGCCGACGATCCTGACGATCGACAAGGGGAACGGCATGGCTACGGGCAAGTCGTTCCAGTATCGGACGGATGTGGTGACGATGCTGATGGACGATGGTCAGGAGGGTACGACGACGAAGGTGACCTGGTTGGGCGACTCGAAGCGTACGGTCGGTGAGGTCATCAACGCGGAGCAGACCGGTGTGCGGCAGGGTGCTCTGGCTCAGGCGATCAAGGCGTTCGTCGATGCTCAGCCGGGGGCGATCACGACGCGGGAGATTGAGGCTGCATTCGGTGACGAGAAGCCGGGGACGGTGCGGACGAACCTGAATCGGTTGCGTCAGCGTGGGATGGTGCATCAGCCCGCGTTCGGGGTGTGGCAGTCGATGAAGTTCGCGCCTGCGGAAGAGAAGTAGGGGGAGAGTGTTACACCCGGTTCCCGGGGGTGTAACAGGTGTAACAAGTGTAACAGTCCCAGGTCAGGGGGCATTTTTCCTGGGGAGACGGTTAGGTGTAACACTCGTCTCATTGTTACAGGTGTTACAGGTGTCGCACCCCCGGGGACGGGGTGTAACAGTGCATGCAGTCTGGTAGGGAAAGTAGTACTTTCGAGAGAGAGGTAGGAACAACCGATGAAGAAGTGGCTCGCAGAAGCCCAAGCCCACGCCAAGGAAGGGGCTTCGGAATTTCGCTTTTACGCCAGCGATGAGGCGCGCAGGGAGATACCGAGGTTCGTGTACACGAGCAGGTTCAACCTGCTGGAGCGGATGGGTGGAGCCTTGATCGCGACGTATATCGGCCCCCATGACGACGGGTCGCCGATCGTGCGGATGAACGTGCCTCGCCATGGGAGTGTCGGGTTGCACCGTCGCATCATGGACCTCACCCGCCGTGCTGGTGGCGTCCCGGTCATCCTGCCTGAGCGCATCCAGGCGATCGCGACGCTGAACCTGAGGGACGTGGAGGTCATCGACTCGCGGCCTCGGAGGACGTTCGCGTATAGCCTCCGCGCGGAAGAGCAGTTGCTCAAGGGAACCGTGAAGGTGATCAGGTACGTGCCTGACCCGTCCCGCTGGTATCGGGAGGTTCGGAAGGACTTCACGCGCACGGCGTACTTCCTCGCCGGGTACGACAGCAACGAGCCTGGGCTGTCGTACTTCTTCTGCGAGTTGCCGCCCGACGAAGCACCCCGTTCGGTGGACGAGGCGTACGAGTCGCTCAAGCCAGCGTCGGTGAAGATCGCGGAGGTTGAGCGGCGCAAGGTTCTCCGGCAGGGGGACATGTTCTTCATCCAGACGAAGAACTTCACGGCACCGCACTCGTCCGACATCCAGAGGTACGCACTGCACAACTCGAACCACTACGCTTCGGGCATCATCCGGGACGGCGTGACGTACGTCACCGGCACGGTCGAGCACAGTCCGCTCAACCGGGTCCCCGACCACAGACCTCTTGACCTCGGCACCGACTGGTGGCTGTGCGTCAGGAACACCGTTCCGGTCGCTGAATGACCGGGACCCCGAAAGAGAAACAGACGAAAGGAACAACCATGACCAGCACCGCAGTCCAGGAAGCGCCCGAGGTCGAGGCCACCGAGGTCGTCGAGAAGGTGTCCGCCCCGGTCGACGCCGTGGCCGAGGCCGCGAAGGGCGAGAGCAAGGCGACCGTCGCGGACCAGTACGCCAGCCCGGGCGAGGCGCGCGCCTGGGACGAGAAGGCCCAGGTCGACTGACGCCAGCCAGCCGGGGAGGGGACCCCTTGGGTCAGATTCGGGGGTTCCCTCCCCCCCCTCCAGAAAGGAGTACTTTCCATGACCAACGAAAACAAGACACAGGTCGAGAAACGCGAGTTCATCCCCGCCGAAGAGCAGATCGAAGCGATGCTCCGCGCGCAGGACAACCCGGACACGGTGCGCATCAACGAGTACCTGTGCGAAGTGTGCGGCAAGGTCGACAACCTGACCGAGTACGACGCGTGGAACGCGGGCTGGGATTACCCACCGTTCATGGGCTGGTGGGGCATCCTGTCACCACGCACCTGCCCGAACTGCACGATGAAGAACACCGCGTACTGGTACATCCTCACGCACCCTGTCAGCACCCTGGATGACGTGCCAGAGAAGCACCGGGAGACGATCCTCCGGATCAAGAACGAAGTCAACCAATAACCCACCACCCGAGAAAGACGTAGTTGAGAGAGAGAGCCGCGCATGGACGACGAGACGAGGGAACGCATCCTGGGGGTGACGTGCCTGGCGTGCTTCGCGAAGCCTGGGGACCCGTGCCATACACCCACCAGTCACGGTCGGCGGAACGTGGACTGGTTCCATTTGGATCGCGAGGTTTCCGCTGGTGTGCTGTGGTCCGATACCGGAGAGGGGGGCGTGTCATGAGGCGTGCCCGCGTGATGAAGACCGTGACGAAGTGGGTGACGATCCTCGGTGCGGCGACGGCCGCGTCGTTCGCGACCGGGGGGATCATCGAGAGAAGTTGGGTGGCGATGCTGTGCGCGATCGTGGCTACGGCTGTCGCGCTGATCGCTTCCCTCATGAACTGGCACTACGACGACGTGGTGACGAGGGGAGGGTACCGGTGACCGGTATCAGGTATTGGGATCGGGACAACAACCCGATTGACGGGACGCTCACGTGGGCGACGAAGTTCGAGGACCCTGGGTACAGGATCGTCGCGATCGACCGGGATGACGCGGACCCGATGTTGCAGGTGTCGACGATCTGGCTCGGGTTCGACCAGACTTCCTCGTTCCTGATGGACGATGAGCCTGGGTACGCGGCGATCTTCGAGACGCTCGTGCGTGACGCGAGCGACAGGCCGCTGTATCGGGAGTGGGCGGCGACGGAGGCTCAGGCGCTCGCGATCCACCGGGCGCAGACGATCGCGTACCTGGGGCGGGAGCCTCGGGACGATGGTCTGTTGGATCAGGTGGTTCGACAGGAACGTGAGGCGGTGCTGAGGATCAAGAAGGAGAGGGCAGAGAGTGCGGATCAATAGGGTGCCGAGGATGCTCAAGGTCAGGGCGGAGTTGAGCGAGGCGTACACAGCAAGACGCATGCGGGCAGGTCGGGCCGCGAGGAAGCAGAGGTCGTCGTGGTGGACCAGTCGGAAGTGATCCTTTGCGAGGCGATCGGGCCGCACGGCATGAAGTGCACGTTGCAGTACGGGCACCAGCCGGAGGACAGGCACGCGTGGTCGGTGATGCTTCCGCCTGAACTCGGGCCGATCGTCGCTCAGGTCCTGAACGACTACGAGCGGCATGCCCGTGAGGCCAAGGTGTACGCGCGCAGGGTGAAGATCGCGTTCTACGTGTGCTGTTTCGTGGTCGGTTTCAACCTGACCGCTGTGATCATGAGGCTCTTCGGGGCTTGATTTGTTCCCACAAAACTGATAGAATGGAGGTACTAAAGGGGCTACGCCCACCACCACACGGAAAGTAGTACTTTCTCATGGCACAACTCACTGTCCCCCAGGTCACCGTGGCTGGAAACCTGACGCGAGACCCCGAGTTGAGGTTCACCCAGGCTGGTCAGCCTGTCGCCTCGTTCTCGATCGCGTCGACTCCCCGCGTCTTCAACAAAGACACGAAGGAGTACGAAGACGGCACACCCGTCTTCACCAACTGCGTCCTGTGGGGGAAGCCCGCAGAGAACTTCGCCAACACCGCCAGCAAAGGCTCCCGCGTCATCGCGTCCGGACAGTTGAAGACCCGGAACTACGAGGACAAGGAAGGGAACCCGAAGTCCGCCACCGAACTCGTCATCGACGAAATCGGGATGAGCGTGGCGTTCACGGCGTACCAGAAGACAAGCGCCCCTCGTTCGGTAAATGACTCGAACGACACGCCTGACTTCCACACACCGACCGGTGACGAAGTTCCGTGGTGAGGTCCAACGCGTCCGCCCGACAGGCTGGCTCGAAGTTCGAGCGGCTCATGGCGGACTACCTCGCCGACGAAGTGGACGACCGTATCGACCGGGCCGTGAAGCGCGGAGCGAAAGACACCGGAGACATTGCCGGTGTCCGCGTCAACGGCCACAAGGTCGCGATTGAAGTGAAGAACGTGGCACGGGTAGAACTGGCGAAGTGGGCCACCGAGGTAGAGGTAGAACGCCTCAACCTCCAGGCCACGGCCGGTGTCATCATCCACAAGCGGAAGGGGACCCAGGACCCCCGCAAGCAGTGGGTCACGATGACGGCGGAGAACTTCGTCGCCCTGCTGAAAGCCGTGGAAAGGACTGCGAATGCCGCTGACGCGTAAGCAGGTCGAACGCCTCGTCAAGGGCATCGACCCCACCCATGTCGAGAAGAAGCAGGGCATGGCTTACATGTCCCAGCATGAGGTCCGGGCAGAACTGACCCGCGTGTTCGGGTACGGGAACTGGGACAGCCAGGTCGAGTCGATGGAACTCTTGTGGGAGCAGGAGATTCCTGTCGGCTCCCCCGAGTATGGGCAGAAGTGGAACGGGAAAACCTCCTACTGGCGGGCCTGCTACAAAGCATCCGTCCGGTTGACCGTCCGCGACTACACCGGCCAGGTCATCGCATCGTTCGTCGAGTACCACGTCGAAGCGAACAGCGCCCTCCCCGACCGGGGTGAAGCGCACGCCATGGCCGTCACTTCCGTCGAATCGTACGCGCTCAGGCGTGCGGCGATCGGCCTCGGCGACCGGTTCGGACTCGGCCTGTACGACGGCAACGACTCCGCCCCCCTCGTGCGCGGCACGTTGCAGTTGGTTGACGAAGCATCCCCGCTGTACGTCGCCCCGGAAGAAAGTACTACTTTCCCGGCGACAGCACAGGGGAGCGGGACGGCCAGCGGAACAACCGGCATGACCCGCCTCCAGCAGGCTGTGCATACGCGTGACGGTGGGGCCGGGGATGCTCAGTGATGACCTGCTCGCGGCTCTCGTCGCGCATGAGAACGCGCGGCCACGATCCCAGCAACTCCGGCTCGGGCCTTCCGAGTTGGGGGGATGCCGCGAGTACATCCGCAACGTCATGGTGGGGGCACCCGTACAGCCCAATGACGAGTGGCCGACAGCCGCAGTCGTCGGCACGCTCGTTGGTGACCATCTGGAAACTGTCGCCGCCGAATACCTCGGCGCGGTAACCCAGGTCCCGATCACCGCGACCCTCCCGAACGGGCTGACCGTTTCCGGCACGGCGGACATAGTGATCCCCGACCGGAACCAGGTCGCAGACGTGAAGTCGAAAGACGGACTCGCGGGGGTGCGGCGTGACGGCCCGTCGCTGGAGAACTGTGCGCAGGTCAGCATCTACGCGCTCGGCCTCGTCCAGGCCGGGTTGCTCAGCGAAGGCGCGACCGGTTCCCTGCTGTACGTGGACAGATCAGGAATCGAACAGACCATCTATGAGGTCACGCTCGACTGGGACCGCATCATGTACTTCATCGACGTGGTGGAGTCGCGGCTCGACGACGTGCTGACAGCGCAGGAGCACATCGACCAGGGTGACGTGGAGTACGCACGGGCGTTGCGGGACAAGACACCCCCGTTCTGCTACAGCCCGAGGGTGATGTGCCCGTTCCGGGACCTGTGCTGGGAGGGTTCCGAGTGGGTGCCGCACGAGCAGATCACCGACGAGGAAACGATCCGGGCGGTGGACGAGTACGTGAAGGTTCGCGACGAGGCGAACGGTGCGGACGTGAGGCGTCGGGAACTGCGTGAGCAGTTGCGTGGCGTCAGCGGTGTCACCCCGTCCGGGTACAGCGTGAACTGGGCGACACCGAACACGCTCTACGTCACGAAGGTGCGTTGACGTGGAAGACGAGTACGGCCCCCAGTGGCAGGAAGTCGAGAAGGTGCTGGGCCTCGCCTCCCTGCTGAACGATGACCGGATGGACGTGATCGCCCGAGCGTACATCGACGACTACGGGCGACCGCACGGACGGTTCGCGTACGCGGCGGCACGTATGGTCGGCCGTTCGGAATACGTGGATCGGGCAGTCAGGGCGGCGGCGATGGAGGTTCATCTGCGCGGCATGCTCACCGGCATGGACCCGCGGACAGTTGAGGCCGTGGCGTGGGCTGGCATGAACGCTGTCACCGCCATGGCGACGGAGGACTTGATAGGGATTGGAGGTTTCACGACAGTCGAGTACGCGAAGTTGGTCGAGCCGTGGTTCGCCGGGTTCGACGACATGCCGATCTTGGAGAGAGAGGAACGAACATGAAGATGTGGTGGAGGCTGTGGGCAGGACACGTCCTGTTCTTGCCGTTCCTGGGGAGTCTGGCGGTGACGCTGTACTTCCTGTGGCTTGCGGTGCGAGGTATGACAGAGATGACGATCCTCTGGTACTTCTTCTGCACCGTTCTCTGCGGGCTGGCGACCCTCGGGTGGGGTGTGCTTTCAGCGTGGACGTGGAAGACCCACGCACAACGGGTGTACCTCCGTGGTGAGGATGCCCTGCTGGCCGACGATCTGCCGCCCGTAGACGCGACAGAAATCGTGGCCGAACTGTCGGATACCGACCCCGAGTATTCGCTCGTCAGTGAGGCGCACAGCGCCGGAGAGGACGACAACAATGGCTGAGACGTGGAGCAACAGTCGAGTCAAGCAGTTCATCTACTCGATGCAGGACCAAGGTGTCGGCGTCACACGAACGAAGAAGGGCCTCTTCCTGAGGCTCCCGAACGGTGACTCTACCAGCGTCCACTTCACCAACAGTGACGTTCGAGCGGACCAGAATCTCATGGCCCGACTGCGGCGCGCTGGTGTCCGACACCCGCTGGACCCGAAAGGCGTGAACGAACTGCCGACCACGATCACCGAGGCCGGTCCCCCCGCGAACCGGACGCAACGGACGATCCTGGAATACATCGAGAAGCAGAACTATCCCGAGGTTGTGCAGGTGTCTCACATCTGTAAGCAGACGGGGTTGGAGTGGATCACCGTCAGCCGTGCCCTGTACCACATGGGCTTCCTGCCGACGAAGGGCAAGCGTGGCGCGCGTGACTGGATCACACCGGACGAGTTGATCGTCCGACCCGAACCCGAGCCGGAACCCGAGGTCATCGAGGAACCGGAACCCGAGCCGGAACCGGAAGTCGAGGAACCGGAGGCCACTCCCGCGGGCGACGGCACGGACAAGATCGAACAGCCCGTGAACGCTACGCCGGAAAGTACTACTTTCCAGAAGACCGTCGAGCCGCGCGAGTTTATCGACAACGTGGACTCGTGGACCGTCAACCTGAACATGGTCCCGCCCCCGGTGTACGACTACCTCCGCCAACTGCGGAGCGCTGGACTCGAAGTCGAGATTCGCGTATGGAGGACACCGCATGCCTGACGCTGAGCGTGCCCGTTCCGAAGGGAAGGAGCAAGCATGACCGGAATCGAAGAAGCCCGCGAGGCGCTGGCGAAGTGGGACAGATCGTCGTTTCCCGACGTGGGGTACGCGTACCTCGCCGAGTCTCTGCGCGCCCTGATCGCTGAGGTCGATCGCCTGTCCGTCCCGCCCTCCGACGACGAGCGCGAGGCGCTGGCGCGCCTGATCCTGGGCTACGACCCGCGCGAACTGAGTAACGCGACGCCGCACGACTGGCAGTTGTGGGGTCGGTTCTTGGAG